GATATTTTGGTCCAGACAATGCCGATCTGCCTCCAAATGGAGAGGCAAAAGAAGCATGTGAGTCTGATCTTCCACAAGAATAAGCTGGTTTCGATTGGAACTAATCAATTCAAGACACATCCACTTGCTCGTAAGTATGGATATGTTATTGATTGTGTTCATTCTGAGCTAGATGCGTTCAATAAGCTGCCAAAATGCTACAAAAGAGGCGAAAAGAGGTTGAAATTGATCAATTTTCGCATGAATCGGTTTAATGAATTGCGAAATTCTAAGCCTTGTAAGCATTGTTTGGCGTGGTGTGTTGACTTCTTTGACGAAATTTGGTACACTGACAACGAAGGTTTTCAAGAATTGGAGATTTAAATGTATAAGCACGGAGAAAAAGTAGTAAATTCGGAAAATAGCCGTCCTTGCACCGTAATTGGATCTCAAACCTCACGGGCAAAGGATAAGAAGGGTATGATTTACGAAGAGACTGAATATTGCGTTCGGTATGAAGATGGTTCTACCGATTGGATTTCGGCAGAAAGCACAAAGAAGTTCCTAATCGACTAATGGCATATCGAATCCACATTGATATTCCTCTCATGTCCTCCTCCCAAGAGGAGGCTGTGGTGGCTGCTAAGGCCATCATGGAGCGTCTAGCCTCCCCAGAGGCCCTAGAGTGCGTAAAGGCCCATAGTGGCACACAGGTCAACTATCGCCTTGGTGACGATACTGACCGCCAGAAGAGCAATTATTTGGTTTTGACTCCTTCTGGGCATGTTACTAACCAAAAATGCAGAATTCTCTTGACAGAGGAGCCATCATCTGTAGAATGATGGTGTAGCAGGGAACGACAAAGAGCAAATCGTTCCGCCCTAACGGGAAAGCGAGAACTAACTCGCCAGCACATAAGGTGCTGATATTGGGTAGGTAGTTCAATCGGCAGAACCTTCCGCTTATAACGGTAGATGTGTGGGTTCGATCCCCACCCTACTCATTGGAGATATAAGTATGATTATGACTGAAGAAGATAGAAAAATCGTACTAGTTCTCAAGGATGAGATTGAAAAGATCAAGGTCAATATGATTCTGGAGAATCGCAAAATTGACCAAATTGTTTCAGTTTTAAGTAAAATTATTCAAAAGGAGAATAAAAATGATTAATACTAATGTTTTTGGTCTGCGTTGGCTTGCTGCGTTTACTGCGTTCGGTGCTCTGCTTCTGCATCTTGATAATGCAAAGGCTCCAATTGTCTGGTCGTTCGTTGGCCTGACGGTCTTCCTACTTATTTGTGAAATTCGTGCGCTTCAGAAGCACATTTGCCAACTACAAAAGGAATTTGACAATGTGACTTTTAATAATGAAATTCACAGCGTTCGAAGTGATATGTGGCGAAATTTTGATGAACTTCACACTCGTATTGAGCAGTGCTCAAATAGCTGCACAAAGGCGAAGAATCGTATCTGATACAACTGAATAGTTAATTTTTAAAACCCTCTGCTCCAGCAGGGGGTTTTTTAATATAAATAGCTATATGGAAAATTTTAAATCAGCAACAAATATTTCTATGGATGGATCTGGAAAGATTCCAGCAAAAAATAAAGCATGTATGCTTAACGCCGGAACAGCAACAAATCCAGGATTTACACTAGATTTTAGATCAAATGATGGGACTCTTAATTCTACCCATATAAAAATAGGATCAAATACATCAGCATTTATTCCTACTCGCGTATATGGAATAACAGGAATAGCCAACAGTTCAGCAATATTTTTTAACTAATGTATAGTTCTTTTCCCTATAATATGTCTTTTGACGATGTATATAAATCTGCAAAGGTTTTATACGAACTTGATTCAAATTCTGCTTTAAATTTATCATTTCCTTTAACTGTTGAAAATAATAAAGCATTTATGTTTTTCTCAAATACATCTGATTCTGCTACTACATCAATAACAATCAATGAAAATATTACTATTAGATTTCCTAAAAATGATTCAGCTCCAAAATGTTTTGGATTTCCATTTGAACTAAAAAAAATAAATTCATGGAATACTGCATCAACTGGAAAATTAATAATAATTGGTTTTAATTAATGCATTATTTGCGTAAATTTTTACAAGAGTCATCAACCCTACAATATCATTCGGAACTGAATCCGAAGTTTTGGGTAAATATTTTTCTTAAAGATGAAGTAAGAAATCATTTAATAGAGATTTCAAAAGAATGGCTGAAGTTTACAGAAACACCAAGTTCTTTTGTTGACGATATTGTTCTTACTGGCGGAAATGCAAATTACAATTATACTGAAAATTCTGATCTAGATGTTCATATAATTTTAAAACCAGAAAAATTAGATATTTGCAAAAAAGATCCAAATTATTATAAAGATAAAAAATTAATTTGGTCATTAACACACGATATAACAATTTACAATACTCCAGTTGAAGTATATGCCCAGACTGAAAATGTTGAAATACCAAAAAATCAGGGTGTATATTCTCTAAAGAAAAATAAATGGTTAGTTAAACCAGAAAATTTAAATTTAGATTTTTCAGCGGATTCTCTATTGGATAAAAAAATAGAAGATCACATTTATGAGATCGAACACGCATTAAATAATACAAGCGATATCAAGGCAGCTGAAAAATTATTAAAAAGATATAAGAAACTAAGAGAATCTTCTATAGCAAAAGAAGGCGAATTCAGTCAAGATAATCTAATATTTAAAGAACTTAGAAATCGCGGTTATATCGATAAGATAAGAAAATTTATTATAACTATGACTGATAAAAAATTATCTTTAAGATAAGTAAATTATAGGTTGAATTGTTGGAAAATTAGCTGCAATATACTGACCAATAGTCACATTTGTTGTATCTACTACAGTAGTATTTACTGAAATCGTTCCGCCCATATTTGGTGTTGATAATGATTCGTAATAAAATGTTGATGGTATATCTGCTGTTACATTTAATGTAATATATGAATTTTTTTCACCAGGACTACCATTTACCGTATAAAAATTAGTTAATAAATTTTCTAGATCTGTGTTTCCCTGTACTTTAGTAAATACTAATTGTTCTCCAATGTTATTAGACTTATTACTAAAATGTCCTTGATAGAATAAATATACAGTTCCTACAACTAATGTTATATTAGGAGATCTTTGTCCATTAACATAGAATTTTTTAACAGAAGAAGCTGTTTCTGTTTTTACATCTACTAAAGTATTGTACGATACGCCATTTGAAGGAAGAATACTATCTGTAACACCATCACATGGAATGTTTGCTGACCAGTTTACTATTAAATTTGGATCATTTTCATTATATCGTCTTAAATATGCTTGTAGCTCGTTTTGATAATCAAAACAATTTAAATAAATTCCATTTTTATTATAAAGTTTTGCAGATCCATTAATATTTTTATCTACATTTAATAGCTCTACAGTTCCTCTACCTCTAGAATAAATTTCTAGTGTTGTTAATTTTCCAATTCTATTTTCAGAAATAATAGAATCTTTTAAAAATATTATTTCTTCACCATCACTCGTTTCTTCTACTTTTTCTACTCTAAATCTATCAACATTTTGAGTAATACCAGAGTATAAAATTTGTATTAAATCATCTTCATATAAACCCAATTTTTTTATTGATTCTGCATTAGTTACAGATTTTATAATATTTGCAGTATCTCCAGTAAATCCTGAATTTAATGATAATTGTAAAGAATCAACAAAATATTCTTTTTCATATCTAAATTCTCCAGTATTTAATTTTGTTGCGCTAATTTTTGTAGCAAAAATAATATTATCACCAGTAGAACCATCATACTGATAAATACCGTCTAAATTAGATGTTATTCCGTCTTGTTCTTTTACATAATAACTATCGGAAATTGAAAATGTATTTCCATTTGTTATTCCTTGTAAAAAAAAATTTAAATATTCTAAATCATCATATGAATTAGTTTCTGTATAATCAATAATTAATTTATTAAAAGAATCGTAAAAATAAATTAATGGATTTGAATTTATTTGTTTACCTGATAATGTAAAGTCTCCATAAGAGCTTATTATATTGATTCCATAAGAATCTAAACTCTTTACGAGAGTAGTATATGAATCTTTTTCGTAATAATCTGCCATTATCTAGCTATAAAATATAAACTTTGTGCTATTGTTCCTGTTGAACCACTACTCTTAGCAAATAATTTATTAGTATTTGAAATTTCTAAAAATATTTCATCTCCCTGAGCTAGAGGATAGCCATTAGTAAAACCTGATGATTCCCCAATAAATAAAAATTGAGTATTAGAGGCAAGAGATTTAATATTAACTCCGCGCTGGCATGTAAATCCTGGACTAAACTGAACAATAGATTGAGTTAAGCCTAATAATCCACTTATAAACGATGTTGGTAAGGTAAAGGTATCTACTTTAACCTTAGCAGTACCGTCAGTTAAAAGAGTTTCAATTGTTGGAATATGAGCAGCAAAAGAGGCTCCAGAAATTCCAGAATTTTTTATAGTATTAAGAAGTGATTCTAAAGTTACTCCAGTTATACTTACAGGAGAACCAGTCGAACCTTGTATGAATAGAGCAGTGGCGTTAGAGTTTGTTACGCCAACAGTAGAACTAATATTTGCTGTCAATGAAATTGGAGCACCTAATACTTGAACCATTAAGGCATTAGATCCCCCACCATTAGTTATCCCGGCCAGTAAATTGGTGCTAGGATCAAATAAACGAACATAAGTTCCACTAGTAGCACCATCTGGACCAACACCAATAGCCTTTATCTTGTAATTTCCGCTTGTTAAATTAGTAGAAAAAGCTTGTGTATCAGTATAAATGCTAGGTAATAATGTATTTCCTGCATTGTCTTGTGTAATGACTGCATTATTGAAACCAGTACCATTTACTTTTAGTGCAGTTGTGCTATAATTCACTACCTGAATGGATCCTGCTGTTCCTCCACCAGTTACTGTAGCTCTGGTATTTAATGTAACACCAGTAGATGCTAAGTATGTTGGTAATGGGCTGCTAGATGAAACTCTGGTAGCATCTGATGTTCCTCCAAATACAACTTTAGTCAATTGAACATGCGAAGTAGCACCATAAATATCAATGACAAAATCAGTTGCAATAGTGGCGGTAAGACCACCAGCAATACCTACATTCAAATTGGGATCAGTATTATCAGGCATTTTTTCTCCAAATTACACTACTATATAGGGTATTCATTATGCTTATAGAACCAACATTTAAAAACGAATTTTCACGACTTGTAATAGAACATGTTTCAAAAACAAATTGTACATATATGGATGCAATTTTAAAATTTTGCGTAGATTACGAGGTTGAACCAGAAGGAGCCGCAAAATTACTCACAAAACCAATAATCGAAAAACTAGTCGAAGAGGGAAGAGATCTGCATCTATTGCCTAAAAAGGCCAAACTTCCCTTTTGACTAAACACCAATCTTTGGTATACTACACCATCGGCCAAGGGAGTTCCTTGGGTTAATATAAGGAGACTATATGTCATTTAGCGATTTTAAGAAGCGTTCGAAGTCAAGCATTGAAGATCTAACCAAGAAGATCGAAGACCTAAACAAGACTGCCGATTACAAGGATGATCGGTTCTGGCGACCGGAAGTTGATAAGGCTGGCAATGGCTATGCCGTTATTCGCTTCCTGCCTGCGTGTGAAGGTGAAGATGTTCCGTGGGCCAAGGTCTACTCACACGGCTTTCAGGGCAAGGGTGGCTGGCTAATCGATAACTGCCCGACCACCATCGGCCAGAAGTGTCCGATCTGCGAAGCCAACAGTGAACTCTGGAATAGCGGAGTTGAGAAGGATAAGGATCTTGCTCGTACCCGTAAGCGTAAGCTAACCTATATCAGCAACATTCTGGTTGTTAGCGATCCCTCCAACCCCCAGAACGAAGGTAAGGTGTTCCTCTTCAAGTACGGGACTAAGATCTTCCAGAAGGTCCAGGAGGCCATGCAGCCTCAGTTCAAAGACGAAGAAGCCATCAACCCATTCGACTTCTGGAAGGGTGCTAACTTCAAGCTAAAGATTCGTAAGGTTGCTGGTTACACCAACTACGATAAGTCTGAGTTTGATGGTGCTAGCGAACTCTACAAGGGCGATGATGAGAAGCTAGAAAAGCTCTGGAAGACTCTTTACAAGCTTCAGGACTTTGTTGCTCCTGGTGAGTTCAAGTCATATGACGAACTCAAGAAGAAGCTCAATGATGTTCTCGGTGGCGACATTCGCAGCGTTGCCCCTGCCGCAAAGAGAGCGGAAGATGAGGACGATGTTGAGGCTGCTGCTGCTCGTAAGGCTCCAAAGCCTGACGAGGATGAAGATGCGCTTGAGTACTTCAAGCGACTGGCTAAAGAAGACTAATATTTTTTTAAATATTAGATATTAAGTCCTCCACTCAGGAGGACTTTTTATTTCATCCATAAAATATTTTAAATCAGAAATATGGCCGCTATTTACATCTATTATACCACCGTCATCAAAATCCATAACAGTTCCTGCCATAGTATTTAATCGTGTATCAAAATCAGAAACACCACTAGATTCCGTTTGCATCTTTTCTATAGAATCTATTCTTTCTATTATTACATCTTTTTGTACATTAGTTAAAGCTTGTGTTTCATTTAATATTGTGGATAATTCATTTGCTTCTGTATTATCTTTTACCACATCAGATAACATAAAATTTTCAGAGTTTTCTTCTGCTTGTTTTTGCTCTGGTATATCATTTTCATTGTTTGGAGTCAATGAATCTGTCGGAAAACTAACTGGCTTAAGAGTTTGTTTGTTTGTTAAATTTTCTGATGATGGTCCTTCTGGACTTTTTTCTTTTTCGGTACTTTGATTAGAATTTTCTTCTGGTAAAGAATCTTTTTTTTCTGGTATTGTTATTGATTCTTTTTCTTGAACAATTTCGATAGATGAATTTTTTTCATCATCATCAATAATAGAAGAGTAATTTGCCGATGAAAAAACTTCTTTTTTTTCATCCATCATTTCAGTAGAACGATTATCTTTTGGTGTTTCTTCTTCGTTAGAAAACATTTCTGTTTCTGGCATTTTCTGCGTCCTCTTCTAATTTATTTTTATACTGATTGAAATAAATATCTCTTTCCCACGGAAACATACTTTCAAGTTCATCTACAGAAAGAATTTTATTAGAACATAAAAAGAAATTCATCTTGTAATAAACTAATAAATCTATATGATTTAAATTAAAGTAAAAAAATTAAGTACTCCGTCCAATCTGAGTGTTCTTTCTACTCCATCTGCTGTGATGTATTTTACATCTGCACAAACTTTAGGTAAATCATTAATAAATTTTTTTATTTCATTGTATTCTTTTTTAGTAAATAAAGAAAAAATTTCTTCTATATCAGAACTACTCAAATCTTCAAAGTTATAAATTGAATGTTCTTTTTGAATTTGTGATATCGAACATTTTATAAAATGATCCATATCAAATTTTCCATCTATTAAAAGTATTTTAACTATAGTTGGAGATTCAAATTTTATTTTTAAATTATCATCTAATTGCAATTCGAAGGATGTTTTACCCTCTTTTAAAAATAAATTAGATAAATCTAAACTAGTTCTAATTTTTTCTTGTGTTATAGGACATGTAAAATTAGTTTTTACAATTTCACCTATTGATTTTGATCTGAGTGAACAAAAAAGATATTCCATATCTTGTAATGTTATTTTTTCTTTATTAATACCATCAAAACATTTTTCAATCAATTCTAAAACATTTTTAATTATCAGAGATGAATTTTTTTCTTCTTTTATAATTAATAAAGATTTTTCATCAGAGACTAAAAATGGTCTAAAATAAATTTTTTCTCCAGTTGAAGGTAAAACGGTTTGATACTTTGGATATGATCTTTGAAATTTCATAGTTTAAATCTTAAATATATTTGATATTAAAATTCGGGCTGTGTTTGAAGTGCTGGGGATTGTTGCGCGTTAATACCAACTCCAGTTGGTATTGTAAATTCATATGATCTAAAAACAAAAAATACATCAAACTTTGCTGGTTCTCCTGTTTTAGCACTCATTGTGATTGGATTTAATTTTATAGGATATGCTTCTCTAAATGTAAATAGCCCTCTAGCATTCCCATTCATATCTAAACATTCTACTTCTACTAATCCAGGTCTTGCATAATCGTTATATGATCTAGCAAATGAAATACTAGAATTTGGAAATGGTATTAATCCATCTTGTACTATAAGATTCATCCAATTTTCTATTTTAGAATATGTTGACCAATTTTGTTCTATTGGAAATGTTATAAGAAGATTTGATTGATATTGGGTAATTGACCGTGAAAATCCAGTATCATTATACGATTGTGCAATTGGTATACTTCTCCCCAATCCTGTACTACCAATTCTATCCGTAACAACATCTATTTGTCTTCCGCCAAATGATACTTCCAATGCAGTCATTGTATTTGTTCCACTAGGAGTATATACAATGACATTAAATCTATTGGATCTTTGAATTCCTCCAGAATTTATTATTAATGATCTAATTGTGTCTATAGAATTGCTCATCTGAATAAATTTTTTTCTGTTAGTATTTTAAAATTCCAACTGTTATTCTCGCAAAGATTTTTAGCTGCTTTCCATTTAGCATCATTTACTAAAAATGTTTTCATTTCATTTTTATATGATTTAGTTTTAATATTTTTTGGAGCTTCTGTTTGTTTTTCTGGTTTTACTTCAACAATTAAAGTTTTTTCTTTTCCATTTTTTTCTTTAAGAAGAACTAAAAAATCAGGATAGTAATTGTGTTTTTTATTATCAACAGGAGATATGTAAGGTATTTTTATACATTCGTAACACCACTTAATTATATTTTCTTGTGAATCAAAATACTTGCATAATTTTCTTTCCCACAAAGATTTGCAAAAAATTTTATCCAAATTACCAACATATTTTTTTATGTTTTGTGGAGTAAATTTTGTCTTATATGCCATGTAAATATATATTAAAGAAAAAAAAATGGCAAATTTTGTATATCCACAAGACGATTTAACAGAAATACCATATTGGTTAATATTCCATCATGCACCATATAGTGTTTTAGCAAAAGAAAGAACTAGAGATGCTATAGTTTCTAGGTCTGATGGATATATTCAACTTCCTCTACCGCAAGAACTTTTAATTAAAACTGAACACGAATATAATGCAACGGCAGGTACTGTTGGTGGAAATCAATTATCAAAAGCAAATGAATTAAATACAGTTGGAGGAAGACCAGCATTATATAAAAAGTTCTTTGTTGATAGAGCATTATATTCTTTAGAAAAGGCAGCTACTACTTCAACATATAGACGATTTGGAAATACAAACGAATTAACATTAGTAAATGAAGCTAGAAGAGTTTTTATATTTGAATATGTTTTAGTTCCTAGAAGCTTACTTGAGTCTAGAACTATAACTGATATGTGTAATTATTTTAGAACAAATTCCTATCCTGCGGCGACTTCAACACCCGAAAGAACATTTCCCCCAGATTTATGGAGAGTGGCAGTAGCAGGAGAAGGATCAACTGAATTTTTAAGTGCTTCTTGGCTCTCAGATCCATTAGTTTGTGTACTTAGATCTGTACATATAAATAAAAGTCCAATACCACAAGATGTTCCTAGATTTTTTGAAGATGGTGGGCCAATGGTCACTGCTTTAACTTTGGTGTTTCAAGAACATGAAACAGGTACAAATAAAGGTGGAAGAATATTGAGTAAATCTGAATTAGCAGCTGATGCTTTAGAATCATCAACTGATACTTAAGGAAAGTAATGTTTAATAATTTTAATAAAATTTCATATAATTTTCAAGGAAAAGAATTAAAAATGTTTAATTTTTCTAATGGGTATTCTATAGAAAAATTTAAAAATAATATTTTTTCTAAAAAATTAAATTATGATTTATTATTAGATAAAATATCAATAGAAAATTATTCTGACTTTAAATATTATTATGTACCATTTTATTGTGGAGAAATAATAAATCCATTTTTAGAATTTCCTAAATCCCAAAAGGATGTTGAAGAGGAAATAGATTCTTATAAGGCTATTTTTTATAGTGGAATTTCTGGTTCATCTTTTTCTTCTGGAGACTTAATTGCAGCAGCCACAGCAGGATTTTGTGCAGGTTTTGATGTGTCTCAAAATTTTGGTTACATAATCGATAAACAAGAAAATTTAAATAAATTAAAAGCCTTTGTAGTTGGTTCTTTAGGAACTGGAATTAACTATGTTTTTAGAAAAGAAGATAACCAGTGGAATCAAAAATATTCCTTTGAATTAAAACTAGTAGAAAATTTTTCTGATTCAGTTGAATATTTTATTAATAATGGTATAGAAGAAAAAAATAATGAAAGTAAATTAAATGAATATTATGATTTTAAAAATGGTATTTCTGGTATAAATAGTTTGTTCATATCGAGTCAAGAAACATATAAACAAAATAAAGAAATATTATATTTTATTGATTCTTTTTCTTTAACAAATTTTGAGAATGAAATAAATGGCAGTAGCTGATCCTATTATAATTAAAGAATTAACCATAACACATGGCAGAGATCCCGATAACATTAAATGGGAAATAATTAAAGATAATCAAAGTTTTGGTTATTTTGAAGATATTATTATAGAAGAAAGTATGTTGGGTACAGTTCCTACTGGGACTCTAATATTAAAAGATCAGGGGGATATAGCAGCAGATTTTAATTTTACAGGAAAAGATAAATTAACAATAGTAATAATTGATATTAGTGGACAAGAAAGAACATTTGATAATTTTTATATCTACCAAGTAAATAGACTAACAAATTATCAATCCAAAGAATCTCCAAAAGTAATTTCTTTAAAATTTGTCGATGGTTGTTATTTTTCAAACTCAAAAGTATCTTTTGAGTTTGAAGAAGATATAAAGCTTATTTCAGCAGTAAATGATACTGATAATTGGATAAAAGATATTTTTCTGCAATATTTTCCAAATCAACAGGATAAATTTTGGGTTACAAAAAGTTCAAATTATGCTTGGTTAAAAAATAAAAATCTTACTTATCCAATAGGAAGAAGATTTGATAATACTAAATTTTTAACATTATTAAATTATCTTTCTGAATATGCTACATCAACACCACCTATAACAACTGAAAAGACAAAACAAAGATCTTTTTTATATGATTCATCTTTAGTAGAGACTTCAACAAAACAAGGAACAGAATCAACACAAGAACCATTTCCAGATATGTTTTTCTGGAAGGACTTGCATACTATTAATTTTGCTTCAGTAAGAGAATTGATTGATACAGATCCTGTTTCTACATTTTCTGTAACAGAAACAGAAGCATATAGTGGTCCTATTAGTTCTGTATCTACTCCAATTAAAATAGATTACATTGAACAATATACAACTTCATTTATGGATTTGGAAAACAATGGAGCATTTGCTTCTTATTATGAAAGAATAGATCCTAATCTAGATGATCCTATTGCATTTTTATTAGATCAAAGAAATTCTTTAACAAAAAAGAATGTCTATTATAATATTACTGATTTTGCTCCAATATCAACATATAACTTTTACGATAGCGTTACTACAAAATGGAAAGTCGCAGATGCACCAGAGGCTGAAAATTTTCCATTAGACTTAAATGATATTGTAATACCTCCAGAAAAACCATCTGATCCAATATATGTAAAAAGATTTTATGATCCCGATGGATATGGTTATTTTGATAATTTTACTGAAAATTCATCTTATTCAGAACCAATCTATACTTATAGAACAAATTCTGGTTTTACTCTTTCTAGTGAGTATTCATCAAGAGCTTCGACTAATTATTGGCAATCTATGTTTGATATAGAGGAAGAAAATCCAAATGAAATAGTAGAAGATGCTGGTGGAGACAGCTTAAAAGAAGTTGCAAAAAAATATATTCAATTTAAAAAAATAAATGCAGAAAATACTGCACATTATTATAAACTTAGATCATTAAAAGAAAAATGGAATGTATACAAATATGTTATTTGTTGCATTTATAGGCCAGCTATAGAATCTTTCTGGGCATTAATTACTGGTGCTAGACAAATACCAGGACAAACATGGAGACAGGGAGTTGCATATGAATATGGTTGGTCAGAAGTAAATTTTTTCCCGACAGGTATTTCTGGATTTACTTTGGGTAGTTCTATTTCTCTTAGAAATCCAAAATTTGCTGTTAATTTTGGTTCTAGAATTTCTACCACAAATTTATATGAAATTGTGCAAGAAGGAGAAGATCCTATTTTTCAGCCAGATGATGGTGGACCGAATCCGAGTCCAGTAATTTTTGATGAACAAGATCCATCTGCTTGGCCAATAGGAACAACTCTTGAATATGCAACTTATGCTTATAATATAAATGAATTTTTTAATGGTCCGACAGCTAATGCAGGAAATTACGCTGGTCCTGGAACCAATTTTAGTGTTTCTGACTATCCAGTAAACTTTTTTAATGTTCCTATTGGCGGATTTCATCCAGCTCTTTCAAATCGATATGACTATGGAATAGCTGGTCAAATAGTTAGAATGTATCAAATAGATATTGCATCTATACCAGGAATAACTTTTAATAGACAATCATACGAATTAATGCCGTTCATTTATGTTTTTGATGTTGCTAATGATAAGGAAGGAACTTGCGATGTATCAACAGCATTAACTGCTACTGTATTGGCATCAGAATCTATTTGTATTCCACCTGAAGCTGATCCTCAATATTGCTGTTGCATTTATGATGCTTCAATAGAGTGCCAGCAATCATCTAGCGGATATCCTTTAAACTGTGTGGATGTAGCTTGTTATAATCTAGTAATATCTTATGATGATACTTGTATAAATTGTTGGTCTGAAACTTGTGCGTTTTTTGCTAGTGCTCTTTGTGGATGTACTTGTTAATAATAAATATTGTTATGTCTAGCAACTTTATTTTACAATCTTTAATACAAGCTCCGGGTCTTGTTGGGCAAATAAATGAAAAATATGCAGAGCACAAGAACTATAAATGTGCAAATCCTGGAGCAGTTGGCGGAAAAATTTCAACAATAAACCAATGCGAAGATTTATTTTTTAAAGATTTAGATGGCGAATGGTTACCGGGAATAACATTTAGACCAAAAGAACCAGAACCATCAAATATTGATATAGATACTGCATTTAAAAGTTTAAATGGTTGCACATTTTTAGAAACCGAATTGGGATATGAGTACCTTGGATGTAATTTTTCAGATCCAGATGCTGTTTTTAGTTGCAATTGCCCCATAGTTGGAACTAAATATCCAAAACTATTAAAAATAGCAACAAAAAATGCAACATTTTGGAATACTGATTTAAAAGTTCCTCTTATGCGCGGAGCATTTAAAACTTTATTAGATGCTTATAAAATTAAAATAAGAGTAACTGGAACATTTAGAGTTTGGCCTGGTAATATTGTTGAAATAATTGATCCTCCCCATCCAGAATATCAAATAGCAGATCGTAAATTAAATGGAAAATGGTTAGTTTTAAGTATGTCTCATAGAATTTTTAAAGATAGACATCATGAAACTACTTTAATATTATCTGCTCTTCCAAATTCTGGTTTCTTTAATTCTTTTAAATCAAATATTCAAGATATAAATATACAGACATGAGCTTAAAGGATTTAGATATTTACTTTAGAACGAATGCTCAAAACGACATAAATAGCATTTCACAAACATTTTTTGTAAAACAACAAATAAAAAATATATGTGTAACTGAAATTAATGGTTTTAGATTTAATAAAAATATTGGCTCTGCACTAGATGAATTAAAATTCAACAATAGTAAATCTAGACAAATTTATTTATTAAATTATCTTGAATCAAAATGTAAATTACTTATAAAAGGATTACAAACTATTGCATTTTCTGTGGATAGATCTGATATTTTTAATAGAAAAATCTATTTTAATGTCAATTATAGCAAAAATTCCGATTCTTCTTCATTGACTAATTCTTCGTTCAAATTTTATTTAAATAAATAATTTTATGAATGAACCAAAAAATATAGATCTTATCAATCTTGATTATAATGATCTAAAAGAAAATCTAAGAACATATTTAAAATCAACTAGTTACGCAAATACTTTTGATTTTAATAGTGAAGGTACAGCAATTGATATGTTGCTGGGGATATTTACATATAACAATTTAATTTGGTTGCATTATTTGCATGCTCTTAATAATGAAAGTTTTATTGATAGTGCTCAAAAAACAAGTTCTTTGGTAAAATTATTACAGACAAATGGTTTTACTGCCAATAGATACAAATCTTCAACTTGTCTTGTATCGTTTAGTAAGATTAATAGCTCTGTTGCTGAAATCGATAGATTTGCCGTTTTACAAAATAAAAATTCAAATAATAATTTAATAAATTTTTATTATGTTGGTCCAAGAACAACCGTTGATATTTCAACAACATTACAATTTTATTCTGGTTCTAAATTAGTTAAAAATTTAATTCCAACTGTAGATTATGATAATCAGGAAATAGAATTACCAGATTCTAATGTTGATATTAGAACAATTGTTGTAAATATTAATGATGAATATTGGACTAATTATACAAATGAACCAATAATAGGAACAAATGAAACATCAAAAATATTTTTTACTGTAAATAAAGGTTCAAAAATATTCGTAAAATTTGGTAAAAATATTCAATCATCTGATGCAACTATAGGAAAATCTGTGCTTCCTACTGATACTATAACGGTATCTTATGTTGTTTCCAATGGAGAAAAAGGAAATAATACATCATTTAATTCTATTTCACAATTTGTGCAAAATGGTTCTTTAAATATACCATCTATATCAATAAGCTCAAATACTTCTTCTGGCGGTTATTCACAAATTGACAATGAATATTTAAAGTATATTAGTCCTAGATCATATAGTTATTCATCTCTAGTTACAAAGAGCGATTTTGAATATGTAATAGCAAATTCTGGATTACTCCCAACTATAACAGAAATTGATCAAAGAGTATCGGTTTTTGATGGTCAAGAATATAATGATCGTTATGGAACAGTATATTTTTCAATAATAGATTTGGGCGTTACATCTAATGAAGTTTCTTCATTGATTCAATTATTAAAAGCAAAAATGATCGTTGGATTAAATCTTGATTATATTGAATCACAAGACTTTATAGGAAAAATAGCTTTATCGTGTAAGTTGGATACCAAAAAAACTACAAATACTAAAGCAAATTTACAATCTCAAATAACAAATAGTATAACAGATATTTATTCAAAGAAATTATTTTTTAATAATATTTCTAAATCTGAATTAATCAACATTTGTGTTGGAATTGATTCTAATATTTCAGTATCTGATTCTAGTATAACAATTATTTTTGATAAAACTCTCGATTTATCAACACAAAAAATAATAAGATTCTATAACGAAATTCAATCTTTATACACCAATTTTATAACAACAAATTTATCAACATCACAAATTAAATTTGTAAATTCTACTATTGAAGTTCCAGAATTAAATGGATTCAAATATATTGAAGCTAGAGATTCATCGGATACAGTTATAAACAGTAAAGTGGGAATTTATAATCCTACTACTGGGTTTATTCAAATATATGATCATATTACTACAAATGATTCTTTAACATTTACTATAACACCAGCAAGCTCTTCCATAACAGCTATAAACAATATGGCTATAGATTATGAAGTAGATTCAGTTACAATCACATGATATTATTTTTTAATCAAAATAAAAATCAAAATCTGACTCCCGCCGAATTGGATTTAAATGCTGGAGCCGAATATGCAATTGCTATATTAAACCAAACGCATAATACACAAGAAGTTAGAAATAATAGAAATTACTCCTATAGAGTACAAAATCAATTTCCTTCTTGGCTAATAACTGAATCAGAAGATAATTCTTCATATAACACTATAAATTTGGTACAAGAATTATACAATTGGATTTTTTCAAAAAACGGTCTTGATCTTTATCCAAATTTTGAAAATCTACAAAATCCATTTTATACAAATGAAGAATCATTAAAAAAAATATATTCGTCATTATTTTCTAATTTTGATTTTTCTGATTTTAATGATATAAAAATTTTAAGAGAATTTTTAATTTCAAATAAACAAAAATTTATAGAAAAAAAAGGTACAGAAGAATCTTTTAAGATATTCATACAAACTTTTTTCAATTCTGCTTTTAATGATTTTAAAATTGAATATGGTTCAAATGGTACATTTTTATTAAATCAATCCAATACAAATACTGAAATATTATCAGATGGTAGATATAATCAAGAATTTTCTATAAAATTAGAAGCAAATATTGATGAAAAATATCAAGATGATTTAATATCTCTACTTAAACCAATGGGATTTTATTTTGATTTAGTTAATAGTGAAAATACTTTATTCTCTGGTACAGTAACAAGTTCGTTGGACATAGAGCCAAAAGAAATCATAATTTCTTGATCTATACATAATTGTATGCCAAATGACTCTTCATCTAGATATTCTTTTGCTATAGAGAAATTTATAAATTCTGCTCTAACCAACGATTTTTACATTGGTCTTGGTGTAGATTCAGTCGGATATGAAGCTAAAGATACGAGATTAAATAAAAAAATAGCAAATGTTTCTAGTTTTATTAAAAGGGTAAAATTAAGCGATATAAATTCTGCATTTAAAAGAAACGATTGGTACGAAGGAAAAACATTCAAAGTTTTTGATACTACGGACCCAGACATATCAAGCAGTACATGCTATAATACAAATACAAATGAATTGTTTTTATGTATCGAAAATTCAAGTCAAAATAAATTTTACAATAGAAATTTTGCATCAAGATCCAAATTTGCTCCTTCAGGATCTAATGGTACTATAATTGATACAAATGATGGTTATAAGTGGCTAAAAATTAATTATGATCCATCTCCTCTATCTACAAATTATATTAGAATTTTTGGAATAGAGGGAATGCAAAACTTTAAAGGATTTACTGCTGATAATTCTGGACCAACAGCAGCAATAAACGAATTACATGGTGCTTCTGGCCTCACTTATGGCACATGTTGCCTATATGTTAAAGAAGCTTTTGTAGAACCAATAACAAATAAGACCTATTCTTCTGGAGATATATTAGCAGCTTATAAAGTAGCTAATGCTTGGTCATGTGACCATCTAGGTCAATTAACAAGTTTACATTCTGTATTTAAACCAAATATAACTGGTTCAGAATATGGTGGATTTTATAATATTTCATCAACCAGCGGATGTACTCCGTGTGAGGCATCATATACAGATGTAACTCCATTCTTATCATTTGCTTCGGGTGGATCTGCTGGTTATTCATCAACCAACACCTATAGAAAAAATTATGAAATTTTAACATCTATTCCATCTGGATGTATATTAAATGCAATAATAAATGATGTTTCGTCTACATCATATTATGTGAGTGCTGAACGACCAGAATTAAATATTAAAGTTGATGGGACATTAGGCTCATGTAAAGGATATTTAAAAACTGAATATATTGGTGGAAATTATGGATGGAAAGTAACTGGTATTGAACTTGAAAATCAACTATCAAGTAGTAATATAACTTATGCAGAGGCAGTAAATGTTATCGATTGTACTGGTTCTGCATCTTCTGGTGATTTTTCTAATCTTTTAGCTTCAATACAATTTAATTTATCACCAATTACAAAAACTCAAGAATCATATCTTTCTATAATGGATTTACTTAGAACAGATAAGATTTCTATTTCTGCATCTATTACTAGTGCAAATCTACAAACACTTATTCCTACAATAGGAGCAACATATTCATTCTCAAGTGCATTCCTAACTTCAAATATTAAAAATTCCTCTGGCTATAAATTTGCACCAAAGATCTATAGAGACTTTACGGAATATTTAAAGACCAGTACTACTGCTTCTATTGAAGTAATACAGGGAGATTTGAATAGTATATCATTTGATACTGTAGCAACAGATATAGTATCTAGTGATATTTCTACAAATTATCTAGTCAATAGAGATTCGCAGAATAAAAAAATTGGATCTGATGAAACTCAATTTGAACCAGGCAAACCAGTTTTTAGTTATAATTTTGCTTTTGATAATGTTTCTTCTGGACAAACTAGTGGAACATTTGAAATTAGCAAATATAATGCTTATGGCTTGACAAGTGGAGGAACATATTTCTTCCAGACACAAGGAGCAACATATGGAGTTATTCGAATAAATGGAGTAACTACATCTCAAATAAATATGTCAGATTGTGATGTTTTATTTGCAACAGATAGTGCGTTTAATCAAGACAAGAACACAGTAACTTTAATTTTCAATATCTAAAATGAGCAACAATTATCCTTTCGAAAACCAATTTCCTTTAACCAATTATCCTTATTCTAGTAGATTCTGGGGTTCGAATGTTGATTTAGATCCAAGAAAGAACTACGCATTTATTGGATTTAAGCCAAAAACAAGACTTCAGGCTTCAGAATTGAATGAATTGCAAGAAATTTTTGCAATGCAAAATACATTAAATTTAAATCTTATAAGAGAATGGTTTAATGAATTAAATGGCACTACATGTGATGGACCAGCATGGGAAGGAGCAACCCCACTTTATCCAAAAACTCATCCAGATGGTTTAACCTATGAAAATATGGTAACATATTCTTATACTGGTACAGGAGGAGTTACTTTTACTTTTAATGAAGGATGGTATCTTTCTACTCTAAATTCTGGAATAAAGCAATGGGTTTACTTAAATAGTGACTCTATTGTTAGAATAAGTCCTACAAATAATACAGAATATTATGCTGGACTATCTTTAACTACTGATTATATCGATTGCTCGGAAGATACAACACTGATGGATAATTCTTCTGGAATAGTTTCAGAATCTATATGCGGTGCTGATAGATATAAGATATCATTCAGTACGGCTCAAATAACTGGTACTACTAGTTACAATAATAATCTATTTCAAAAAGTAATTAAATTTGGTTTATCAGGATCTACTTTTTCGGTGCAATATATTAATGGTTTAACAATATGAGGTTTTAATTATGGCTGAAAACAAGCCTTGCAACTGCGGAAAAAATTCAAGCGGAAAATTACTATTTAATAGAAAACCAGTAGAAAAGATAGAGCTTCCCACAAGGGAAGAACCTATGACTATACCAAACCCATTTAATATGATTCAAAGTTATGCTATGTCTCTTATTTCAAAGGGATTTACTAATAAAAAAGTAGAAAAAGAAACAAAACAATTACGAGTTTTGAGCTGCTTCGGTAATGGAGGCTCAATTCCTCCATGTGAGCATTTGAGCAAATCTACTACAGAAGGAAAATTTTTTTGCGGTGGTTGTGGTTGCGGAGATAGAAAACAAACATGGCTCAATGGTTCTGATGATGAATATAGTAAATTAGATTTTCCAAAATTAAATTGCCCTCTTAAAATGCCAGGGTTTACTAATTATATTCCATGTACTATATCTGAAACAAATAATCCAGATAATAGAAAAAATAAAATAGAAAAATTAAGTATTGAAGATGTTGAAAATGTTGTTATAACTACTCCAGATGCTCCAGAAGAATTACAAAAAATTTTTGATAAAATAATTGAAGCTGAAGAAAAAAGAAAAATAGAGAAGGAATAAATGTGCATAAATAAATGTAATGGCACAACCAAATTCCAAACAAACTCTAATTGATTACGCATTTAGAACTCTGGGAGCACCAGTAGTAGAAATAAATGTAGATCATCAGCAGGCATTAGATAGATTAGACGACGCTCTTCAATTTTTTTCAGAAAGACACTATGATGGTGTAGAGAGAGCATATTTTTCTTATAATCTTACAGAAGAAGATATAGCAAATAAGTATCTTAATACAAATAATTTGGGTCCTATCGTAGGATCATCTGCCGGATCTCCTACTGGATATGATATTCTTTCCGTATTGAGAATATTTCCATTTGGCTCTCTTAATGCTAATGAATTGTTTGATATTAGATATCAATTAGCACTAAACGATGTTTATGGGATTAATACTAATTTAGGATTCATAAATTCTACTCCAATAGCAAATTTTGATTTAACTAAAAGATATATTAGACTTATTGAAATGATGTTCGATCCAGAAAGAACAATAAGATTCAATAAAGTAACAAATAAAATATACATCGAAACTGACTGGACTGTTTTAAAGGCAGGAACTTATTTAGCTATAGAGGCATATGTAAATTTAGATCCAGATAAGTATCCAGAAATTTACAATGACAGAATGTTAAAAAAATATTTTACTGCTCTTATTAAAAGACAATGGGGAGCAAATTTGTCCAAATTTGATGGTGTTGCCCTTCCAGGTGGAGTACAGCTTCGTGGAGGAACAATATTTGGAGAAGCTGAAAGAGAAATAGCTATTTTAGAAGAACAAATTATTTCTTCTTACGAACTTCCTCCTGATATGATGACAGGATAAATATGGCCCTTAATCCCTATTTTAGATTTCAAGGAACAGAGCAAAATGTTGTCGAAGACAACATCATAGAAATTATTCGAATGATGGGTAAAAATCTATGGTATATTCCTAGAGAAAATGTAAATCTAGATAGACTTTTTGGGGAAGATCCATTAAATAAATTTACTAAAACTTATCAAATTGAAATGTATGTTGCTTCAACATCTGGATTTGGTGGTGGAGATACTATAGGAAAATTTGGCCTTGAAGTAAAAGATACTTTAAATTTAATTGTTAGTAAAAAAAGATTTATAAAAGAAATTACAGAAAAATCTTCTAATATAATAAGACCAAGAGAAGGTGATATTTTATATTTTCCGTTGTCAAAAACGATGTTTGAGATTACTTTTGTCGAACACGAACTTCCTTTTTATCAATTAGATAAAAATTATGTGTTTACTTTAACATGTGAAACCTTTGCATATTCTATGGAAAATTTCAATACAGGTACAGAAGCTGTGGATGCTATTAACGACTTCAAGCAAAAAATTTATATATTTAAAACCACAACATCAGATTCTGGTCTTACTGCTTCTTATAATAAGATAATTCGTGGAGATAAATTTGAATTGCCGGGTGTTATATCGGGTTCAGCTGCATATTTTAGAATCTTAGATTTTGATATTTCTGGTTCTACGATGACATCTGAAATGCAATCTTTGGATGGAACTACATTCTCGCTTCCAACAACAGTAACAAGTACAACAAGTGGAATAACATTTAGAATACATGCTTTAGATACTTCAAATAGTTATGGTCCAGTAAATATAGTTCTTGACGATATTGAAGGGGAAACACCACCTCTAGATTATCAAAGAGGATTTACTGGTTCTGGTAGTAAATATACTGAACCTATAATTAATTTTAGCGAAAAAGACCCATTCTCAGAAGGTAACTACTAATGTTTAGTACATTTAATAACCAATCAATTAGAAAATTAGTTGTTGCTTTTGGTTCATTATTTGATGAAATTTATATTATAAGAAAAAATGAAACAACAGATGTAGAGGAAAAAATAAAAGTGCCTATTACTTTTTCCTCAAAAGAAAAATTTTTACGAAGATTAGAACAAAATTCGTCTATTAGTGATAATATCAAAACTCAAATAAATCTTCCTTATATGAGTTTTGATATTTCTGCTATGGAATATGATAATTCTAGAAAAAGAAATAAACTTAGAGTTTCAAGCACTGTGGTTGAAGGAGAGAGTTTAGATGATTCTATAACATATAAAACTTTTTCTGAAACCCCAATTGTATTAAATATGAATTTATATTTTTATGTTAGAAATCTGGATGAAGGTTATCAAATAATTGAACAAATAGTTTCATATTTTAATCCAGAATTTAACATGAGGTTAAATTTTAATGAAATCTTTAAAAATATTAATGTTTCTGTTTCTTTAAAAGAAATAAGATTAAGTGATGATCACGAAGGAGCATTTAATTCTAAAAGAACAATAGTAGGATCTATATCATTCATAGTTTTTAGTTATCTTTTTGGAGAAATAAAATCTGGTTCTTCTTCACAATCATTTGTTTTTACAGAAGATTCAAATCCAGATCCTGTTGAGTATGCAGCACTGTTAAATGCACAATCAACAAATATTATTATGAATCCCAATTATTTGAATCAAACTTATTATCTCTCCGATAATGCTACAAATTTTATTTCTAATTTTACTTGGACAGAAAATAATGTCACTGATTCTAGAACAACAATACAATTATTTGATTCGATAAATAATAGTATTGTTTCTCAAATTAGAAAAAATGCAAATAGTTTATCTTTATCTCAAAGTGATGTAAATGTAATACTAAGAGAACTAACTTATTATATTGGAGCAAATCCTTTAGATACAATTCCATGTATTGATGAATTTTTACTTATAGATTATCAAAAACCAAAATATTATTTTAAAATTATTAATGGCGAAGTAAGTACAACATTTAAAGCAAATATATCCACAATAAAAGTGTGCCAATAATTATGAATTATTTGAACGATTTTTTTAATATAGAACCGACAGAAAACGCTAATAAAGAAATACAACAATCTCCAGAAAAGGATTTTGAATATGCCAAGCGTAATATGTACGATATCATTGAGAAGTCAAAACTTGCTCTTGAAGGTATAATGAAAGTTGCGACTGAAGGTGATTCTCCAAGAGCATATGAAGTGGTAACTCAAATGCTGAAGACTATGTCTGAGATTAACAAAGATCTAATAGATCTTGAAAAGATCAAAAACGAAACAAATAAGACTACTATTAAAACAACAAATAATAATTCATTCTTCATAGGTTCCACTAGTGATCTACAGGACTTAATCAATCCTGAAAGAAGTAAGAATAAAGCTATAGAAATGATTGATGCGAAGGTGGTAGAGGATGTCAAGGAAATTTAAGGGTTACTTAGGTAATCCAAATTTAAAAGAAGCTGGAGTAAAGATTGACTTCACCGAAGAACAGATTCGGGAATATGTTCGTTGCTCCCAAGATCCAATTTACTTTATTAAGAAATATGTCAAGGTAGTATCTCTTGATAAAGGTCTTGTTCCTTTTGATTTGTATGATTACCAAGAGGACATGATCAATAAAATGCACAATAACCGTTATCTTATTGCTAAACTGCCGCGTCAGTCTGGTAAGAGCACAACGATTGTTGCATTCATTCTTCACTATATTCTTTTCAATCAGAGCATGAGCGTTGGTATTCTAGCCAACAAGATGAATACGGCTAGAGAAATTCTTGGCCGTCTTCGTCTGGCCTATGAGTATCTTCCCAAGTGGCTCCAGCAAGGTATCATCGAATGGAATAAAACATCCATTCAGCTTGAGAATGGCTCAAAAGTCATGGCATCCGCCACATCCTCATCGGCAGTTCGTGGTGGATCATTCAACCTCATCTTCTTGGACGAATTTGCCCATGTCTCTCAAAACATAGCAGAAGAGTTCTTCAGTTCAGTTTACCCTACAATTACCTCCGGTCAAACCACGAAGGTATTCATGGTATCAACCCCAAACGGACTGAATATGTTCTATTCCTTCTGGAAGGGGGCTACAAGGAAGCAGGGAGAGGAGGGCAAGAACGAGTACATACCCATAGAGGTGTCTTGGAGACAGGTTCCTAAGTACGCTGGTGGGCCTCTGCGCGACGAGCAATGGAAGCAGCAGATGATTGCCCAGACCAGCGAACAGCAGTTTGAGCAGGAGTTCGAATGTTCGTTCCTTGGTTCGTCAAATACTTTAATCAGTGCCAGCAAGCTAAATTTGCTTCAGTTTGATAAACCACTAGCAAAGGAGCCAGGGGGCCTTTATATCTACGACGAGCCAGTTGAAGGCAATGCCTACTTCATCATGGTCGATGTCGCCAGAGGCCAGGGAAGAGACTATACGGCTATGGTGGTGGTCGATTCTACCGAAAAGCCCCATAAGGTCGTGGCAAGGTATAGAAATAATCTTATATCTCCCTTTGATGTTCCGCCGGAACTCTACAATTTGGCAATAAAATATAATAATGCACACTTACTGATTGAAGTCAACGACATTGGCGGTCAGATTGCCGATGCCATGCACGAAGATTACGAGTATGAAAATATCATTCAGACTCAGATGATGGGTCGTGCAGGACAAAAAGTAACCTTGGGATTCGGTCGCGGAACAAAACAAAGAGGCGTAAGGACCAGCTCTGCGGTCAAAAAACTGGGTTGTGCAGTTTTAAAAAATTTAATTGAGCAAGACAGGCTCTTGGTCAGAGATTTTGATATTATTCAAGAATTGATGACTTTTGTTTCAAAACATCAGACACATTGTGCAGATGATGGATATACAGACGATTTGGTTATGTGCTTGGTTCTTTTCGGATGGCTGACCCGTCAAGGCTATTTTGAAGAGATTATAGAGATACAAAAGAAAAAAATAATAAATACCACAGAGAAAGAAGAGGAAGAAAATACTACTTTTTTTGTTGGACCGGACAAATTTGATAATATTTTCAAAGCGGGTAAAGACATTTGGTTTACACAGGAATAATATATGCCACAAATTAATATAACAGAAAATTCAGCAAATTTAATTAATACAATAGCATCTCAAGCATCTTCGCATATTTCTGTATTTTTTTGTGGAGAAACATTTTATAATAAACTAGTACAAAATGAAAACCCAGTACCAGTTTTTAAACAATATAATACTCCACAAGAATTAATATCAGAATTTGATATTTCCGTTCTTGCTGGAACTTCTAGCGGACTTGCTAATTCAACATTAGAAAAGGGATTTAGTGGTGGTACTACTCTAGACAGAGAATTACATTCAGCTTTAAATTATCTTGAATATGGAGGAATTTTAATTGCTGCAACTGGAGCAACACAACTCGGATCTGTAAATATACAATTTGACTCTGCTTTTTATGAAAGAAGAGAAAAATTTCTTGATGTTATAGCCTTTGTTAATATTTTTGAAGATGTTATTGGTATTGTAGGCTCTTCTTTTGAATATAGAAATGGTAGTGATGGTGATTATCCAACTACTTATTCTGGTGGTGGATTTGGTATTTTACAGCTTACTGGTATTGCTGGAAGTACTTTTGACAATCAGATATTTTCTGTTCTAGGAAGAAAAGAAAGAAATAGATTGTACGGTGGAGAAACAGCTAATATTAGAATACTAATGACATCAGATGCTGCCGGATGCATTGCTAGAACAGATTCAGAATATTATCCGTGGTATGCTCCAGCTGGAACAGTTCGTGGTCAAATTAATAGTTTTACTAAATTAATTCCAGCACTCGATGATAATGATATAACCACTCTACAAACCCAATCAGTCAATGCTTTTAACAATATTGTTGGTTTAGATGGTGCTTATCTTTTAGGTGATAAAACATGCGAAACTACATCTTCATCAAATAAAACTCAACTTGGAATTACAAGATTAGTAAATTATATTGGTAGGGCATTTAAACCTATAATTTCTAATGCTCTATTTGAGCTTAATGATGCGGAAACAAGATCTAAAATAGTAACATCTTCTACAGCAGTCATGGAATTTATTAAATCTGGAAGAGGAGTTTCTTCATATTCAATAATATGTGATGAAACAAATAATACATTAGTAGTACAAGAAGCAAGACAAATAGTGGTGGATTTATCGTTTAAACCAGTATTCTCTGTAAATGAAGTTTCGTTTAGATTTGTTATTAATCAATCTTAATGGATGATATTTCATTTCAATTTAATACAATAGAGTCAAAAAAGAATGTAGATGTTGCTCTTTTAATCTACGATTCTGATTATTTTACATTTTTAAAATTAACATCTGAAAAGTATTTTGTTATAGACTCTTTTGATAAAATTACATCTTTAATAAAAGATGCAAATTATACATTTTTAGATTCTTCTATATCTAAATTTGAAGATTTTTTAAATTTTATGAAAATACCTGATAGAGGGGATATTTCTAGAAAAATTGATTTATATAATCATTTAATATTAGATCAATTACATTATGGCCATAATGTCATATTGGTTAATTGTTCATCCCCTACATCAGAATCTAATATACAATACGCTTTAAACGAAAGAAATATCAAATTATTAGCATATGATCCTTTAAAGCTTACAATAAGTAATTATTTAAAAACTTTAATAGAAAATAATAAAATACCATTAATTCTTAACTGTACTAGATTAAATAATACAGTATACGAAACCAGTTATACAGAATATAATAGAATACCTATTATTAATATTTCAGATTTATATTTAAGAAATTTTATTACTAATAATTTTTCCTATTTAACATATAGCTGTGCAGGAATTAAAAAAATATTAAGATACTATTCTTCAAGAAATATAGGAACAGACGAACAAGATCAAATAGATACAAAAAATTATACTTGTGTTCCTTTGATGAGCGATGCCATCGGTGTATTTTCTAGATGTTTAATCACATCTCCTTGGTCGCCTCCTGCTGGTTTTTCAAGAGGAAAAATTTTAAATCAAAATTTTATTTCTTCAAATAATGTAGAGGTAGAACAAATAATACCTAATACACCATCAAACTTAAATAATTTAAGTGTTATCTATGATCGTGGAATTAATTTACCTATAAAAATTTCAGGTGATGGTGGAATTATAGCATATTATTTTAACAGTGATTTTTCTGGTGCTATAAACGACCCAAATCCATTAAAACAAAGTATTACATATGCAAATTTAATATTTAATATCGTAACTAATATTAAATCGATATTGGCATCTGCATTATTTGAGCAAAACGATGAACAATTGCGAAATATTATAAAAAGTAAAATACAACAATATCTGGTTTCTATTAAATTAAACGAAGGTATTGAGGAATTTTCTGTCGTTTGTGATGCATCAAATAATAATATCGTTGATATAACAAACAGAAAATTTACTGTTGATATTTTTATTAAACCATCACAAAGTATAAATTTTGTAGAATTGAGCTTTACTACATAAGATATGCCATCAATTACTAATTTTACATCAAATTTTAAAGGTGGTACTAGAAAAAATAGATTTCTAGTAGAAGCAGTATGGCCTTCTGGAGTAGGAAATCCAGTTGCCACATATCATGTATTAGCTACAACTTTGCCCTCTTCTACACTAGGAAAAGTAACTTTTCCTTATAGGGGGAGACAAATTCATTTTGCTGGTGATAGAGAATACGAAGATTGGGAAGTTTCTATTTTAGATGACTCTCCGGTTTCAGGGACTTTGTGGCGTTCTTTTCAAGAATGGCATAAAAAAATAAATGGCCATGCTTCAAATACTCATTCTGCGGTCAACGAATCATTTAGTAATTTAAAGCAAAATTGGGTGGTAAGACAAACTGATTTAAATGGAAATACAATTAAAAATGTTAGATTAATTGGTTGCTATCCATCTATAGTAGGTCCTATTGATTTTGATATGGGTTCACAAGTTTATAATACATTTGTAGTAAAAATAGCTTACGATTATTTTCAAATCTTCTAAAGGAATATAATGGCGCAATCAATAGAAAATTTTAAATCAAATTTTTTTGGTGGTACACGAAAAAATAGGTTTGAAGTTCAAGGATCTTTTCCGTATGGAGGAGCTTGGAATAAATTTCAAGTATATGGAACTCAATTACCACAAAATAATTTATTAACATTAGAATTTGATCATCGTGGTAGAAAATTAAAATTACCTGGAGATAGAGTTTATGGTGTTGGTGGAAATTCTCTATGGACAGTTCTAGTATTAGATGATAATAACCAAAATCCATCTAGATTATGGAATGCAATACATGGTTGGAGTAACACCATAAATAATCATACAGCAAATACTGGTAGTCAAAGCAATGCAAGTGATTATAAAGCTTCTGTATGGACAGTAAATCAATTAAATTTAAATTGTAATGCGGCGATAAAAACAATAAAACTTTACGGCTGTTGGCCTGTCCAAGTAGGAGAAATAGAATTAGATGAAAGATTACCAAACGAATTTGCTACATTTCAAGTTGCATTTTCTTTTGATTATGCAGAATTTTAATTATGGAGTATAAATGGCTATAAATTTATTTGGATTTAAATTTGGTAAAGATGAAAAAGCAGATAAACAAAATTTGCAAAATTTCACGCCCCCAGAGGAGTTTGATGGGGCGTATACCCTTGAAGGTTCTGGCGTTTATGGAACATTCATTGATTTCATGGGATCTGCTAAAGATGAACATGCTACAATTGCTCAATATAGAGCAATGGCGTTATATCCAGAAGTAGATACAGCTATTGATGAGATTACAAATGAATCTATTGTTAATGGAAATGATAGAAAACCTGTAAAGTTAGATTTAGCAAAAATAAATTTTTCTGAAAATGTTAAAAGCAGAATTTATTATGAATTTGATAATATTTTAAATTTATTAGATTTTCATGATAAATCGTATGAAATTTTTAGAAGATGGTACATTGATTCAAAATTATATTTTTATATTTCAATTGATATGGATAATCCGTCTGATGGTATTAAGCAATTAGTCCCATTAGATTCCACAAAAATTAAAAAAGTTCGTAAAGTAAAATCTACTAATGCAAAAAGCGGAAGTGATACTTTATCAATTATAAAAGATGTTGAAGAATTTTATCTATATTCAAATAATGATAAAAATTCTATAATAGGTACTAGTTCTGGAGGTGTTAAAATTTCTCCAGATTCTATTTGTTATGTACATTCTGGAATGGTTGATATGAATTCTAAGAGAGTCTTAGGATTCCTCCACAAGGCAATTAGACCTCTAAACATGCTTAGACAGGTCGAAGATGCAATAGTCGTATATCGCATCTCCCGCGCTCCAGAAAGAAGAATATTCTATGTGGATGTTGGTAATCTGCCAAAACAAAAAGCAGAACAATATGTTCGTGAATTAATGAACAAATATAGAAATCGTATGATTTATAACCAGACAACTGGTGAAATCAAAGACGATAGAAATCAAATGGCAATGCTTGAGGATTTCTGGCTACCCAGAAGAGAAGGTGGTAGAGGAACTGAAATTACCACCTTGGACGGGGGACAAAATCTAGGCGAATTGACCGATGTTGAATATTTTAAGAAAAAGCTATATTTTGCCTTAAATATTCCTCCATCAAGATTAGTAGGAGAAAATGGTTTTAATCTTGGAAGATCTGCTGATATAACCAGAGATGAAGTAAAATTTTATAAATTTATAGAAAGATTACGATATAAATTTTCTGGAGTATTTTCTCAATTATTAAGAGTTCAATTAATTTTAAAGGGAATAATAACAGAAGAAGATTGGAATCTTATTTATCCTAACATCAATTTTGTATTTAATAGAGATTCTTATTTCAATGATCTAAAAGACGCTGAAATACTTTCGGCAAGAATGGATCTAGCTGCGTCAATGGAGCCTATGATTGGCAAATATTATTCCACAAATTATATTAGAAAAAATATACTAAAACAATCCGAAGAGGAAATTGAAGAATTAAATAAAGAAATGGCGATTGATCTAGCAAAAATGGAAGAAGATCAAATGAAACAGTTGCAGATGCAACAACTAGTTCAGGGCCAAGAATAAAAAATTCTAAATATAAAGGAAAAAAATATGATAAACAAAAAAATAATTGAATCAATTCTATCAGAAAACGCAATTAATGCTAAAAAGTTAATTGAAGAACAGTTGACTATTAAACTTGGCGAAAGACTTGCTGAAGAATATATCCGTATTTCTAAAAAAACATTTAATGAAAAAAATGAAGAATATATGGATTCAGAAGACGATGAAGAATATATGGATTCAGAAGATGAAGATGAAGAAGATATGGATTCAGAAGATGAAGAAGAAGACGAAGAGCCAATGACTGAATCTTCAAAATCTAAATTAGCAGCAATGTATCCCCCAGAAGATAAGATAACAAGAGGAGATATTATCGCAGCTGCTCAAATGAAGAAGAAGAAGAAAAAATGAAATTAATAACAGAAACAGTCGAAGAGATAAAATTTCTTACTGAAAAAACCGATAGCGGTGAAAAGCAATATTTCATCGAAGGTATTTTCATGCAAGCCGATCAAAAGAATAAGAATGGAAGAATTTATCCAAGAAATATTCTAATGAATGAAGCTCGTCGTTATGTTACTGAATATGTACATAAAAATCGTGCTTTAGGCGAACTAAATCATCCATCTGGACCATCAGTTAATTTGGATCGCGTATCACATAGAGTTACTTGGCTTAATGAAAGCGGAAGTGACATTTATGGAAAAGCAAAAGTCCTTGATACCCCATGCGGACAAATTGTAAAAAATTTAATGAATGAAGGTGTTAAACTAGGAGTATCGACTCGCGGCATGGGTTCTTTGGAGAAAAAAGGCGCAGTGAACTATGTAAAAGAAGATTTCATGCTTGCTGCCATCGATATTGTCGCAGATCCATCTGCACCAAATGCTTTCGTTGATGGAATCATGGAAGGTAAGGAATGGGTTTGGGATAATGGTATCCTAAAAGAACAAGATATTGCTGGATATCATCGAAGAATTTCAAGATCTTCCAAAAGAAAACTTCAAGAAGAATCTATAAAAGTATTTGCAGATTTTTTAAGAAAAATAAAATGAAACGCCTAAATCCAAAAGAATTAAAATCTTTAAATGAATCTTGTTCAAATGTTGTAAACAATAAACAACAATTGGACGAATCTGCGTCACAGGCATTAGGGGCTATTCTTCGCGGTATTGGAAAAGGAATTAGAACAGTGGCAAGAACTACTACTTCATCAGGTAGACAAGCCAATAAAGATGCTTTAGGTAGAACAATTCAACGGTTTGGAGTGGGGGCAGAAGAAGCTGCTGCTAAAACTAAAGAATTTTTTACAGGTAGAAATTATTCATTAATGACAAGCACTGCTAGAGGACAAAGACAAGCAGCAGCAGCAGCAGAGCGATCAGCACAAGATGCAGCGAGGCAAAGAGTAATACCAGAATTTCAAAGAATTATTAATCAATATGGAAATAATCCAAATTCTCCTGCTTGGCTTGCTAATATGACACCTGGACAAAGATTACAGGTTCAAGGAGCATTTAAAGCAGCTAGAGGAGTACAACTTCCGAGTTCTGTTCCTGGAACTCCTCCTATTGTAACCGGAAGAGATTGGGTTCAAGCAGAAAAGTTATTGCTTTCAACCCATCCGAGTGGTGGTGCTAAAGCATCTCAACAAGCTTTATCGCAAACCGCACAAAAAGCCGCTGGAAGTGGTGCAGGAACGGGAGGGGGTATGGGAACAGCTGCTGCTATTGGTGCATTAGGCGCGGGTACAGCAGCATGGGCTGCAACAAAATTTTTAAGTGCAAGAAGCTCGTTGCCATCAACAACTGTTCAGCCTTTAGAACAAGGAGCATCGCAAGGGCTTTCAAATAGTTTAGGTATTCCAGAATTAACAAGATCCCTTCAACAGGGGGTTGGCGGAAGCGCAAGGGAAGAACTGGAACTCCAAAGAAATAGAAAATAAATTTTATAAATAAAACGGAGAATATAATGTTACCACAAAATACACAATCGACTGAACCGGATATCCTTGGAGGTGGTGCGTTTGATACCACTGGCAGGGGAGTAGTTTTAAACAAGCCAGTAGGCGAATATTACGCACAAAATGCCGCCTCAATCAGGACACCACGAATGGGAGGACCAATGCAAATGCCAGGATCTCCTATGGGTACTGAAGATGGAATTGACCAAGAAGAACCAACAGATGATGAGTTACAGGCAGAATCAGAAGAATCTTTAAAGGAACATCTTGCTGCTTTATTTGCTAATTCAAATCTTTCAGAAGATTTTGTTGAAAGAGCAAAAACCATTTTTGTTGCTGCTGTAAATCAAAAACTAAACGAAAGATCTTACAAACTTCAGGAAGCATATCAGAACACATACTCAAATGCACTATCCTCAACTGTGTCTGAATTGACTGAGAAGGTAGATGATTATTTAACCTATGTTGTTGAAGAATGGGTAAAAGAAAATCGCCTACAAGTCGAAAGAGGAGTTAAAGTTGAATTGGCAGAGAATTTTATTTTTGGCCTAAAGAAACTCTTTGAAACTAACTTCATTGATGTTCCTGATGAAAAATATGATGTTCTAGATGAACTTTATTCTGAAATTGATAACCAGAAAAGACATCTAAACAAGAGCATTCATGAAAATGTTTCTCTTCGCAAGAAACTTTTAGATACTGCTGCTATAGCAGTCTTTGCGGAAGAAACTGCTGGTTTAGCTTCAACCCAGATAGATAAATTGGCTAATCTAGCAGAAGGAGTTGAATTTGATAATGCAAATGAATTCCGTAGAAAACTAAGAGTTATCAAGGAAAGCTTCTTTGCTCGTCCAGTTCAATATGTCCCACAACCATTACCAAGAATACAATCAGTAAATCGCGCTATTGATATACTTGAAACATCATCAGTACCCGAAACATTAACTGAAAGTACTGTTAATGCTTATGCAAATGCGATTAGTAGACACCTTAAGAACAGATAAATTATAAATAAAAATACACAGGAGATAACATGTTCGAAGATACAACACCATACGATATTTTAACTGAGAAGTGGGAGCCAGTTTTAAGCCACCGCGCACTCCCTGCAATTGAAGATAGCTACAAATCTAAAGTAACCGCAGTTCTTCTTGAGAATCAAGAGTCTGCAATGCGTCAGCAAAGACTTGTTGAAGACAACACCCTAGGTGGACCAATCAGCAATGTTTTTGGTGGGGCATCAACTAACATCGCTGGTTATGATCCAATCCTAATCAGCCTTGTTCGTCGTGCAATGCCAAACCTCATTGCTTATGACATCTGCGGCGTTCAGCCCATGACCGCTCCAACCGGACTCATCTTCGCAATGCGTCCCAAGTACGATACCGCCCCCCGTAAGGAAGCCATGTATCAGGAACCATTTGTTCCATTCGGTGGTTCAGGTGGCACTTTAAGCGGATATCAGGGCTACTTTGGAGGTTCTGCTGATTACGGTCTAACTCTCTTTGCAGGTGTTAGCAGCGGTACTAGAAACTCATCTAGCTTCTTTGGAGATAACTTCAAGGGCATGTTAGTAGGTGAAGCTGAATCGCTCGGAGGTGCTGGTGCAAAGCAGTTCGGTGAAATGGCCTTCACTATTGACAAGGTTGCTGTTCAGGCTAAGACACGCGCTCTAAAGGCCGATTACACGACTGAACTTGCTCAAGACCTCAAGGCTGTTCACGGACTTGATGCTGAAACCGAACTTGCTAACATTCTCAGCACTGAAATTCTTGCTGAAATTAATCGAGAAGTTGTTCGTGGTATCTACCATGTCTCTAAACTAGGAGCACAGCAGACTGATCTATTGGGCAATGGACAGGGTGGAGGGGCATATGACCTTCTATCTGACTCTGATGGTCGTTGGTCAGCTGAACGCTTCCGTGGCCTCATGTTCCAGATCGAACGCGAAGCTAATGCAATCGCCAAGGAAACTCGTCGCGGTAAGGGTAACTTCATCATCTGCTCATCAGATGTTGCTTCAGCCCTCGCAATGGGTGGATTCCTTAACATTAGCCCAGCTCTAAACACTCAACTTGAAGTCGATGATACTGGCAATACCTTTGCTGGCGTACTCAACGGAAAGATGCGCGTTTATATCGATCCCTATGTTCAGTCTGGTGTAGACTTTGTTTGCGTAGGATATCGTGGTTCAAGCCCATACGATGCTGGCTTGTTCTACTGCCCCTATGTCCCTCTCCAGATGGTCCGTGCAGTCGATCCCGACACATTCCAGCCCAAGATTGGATTCAAGACCCGCTACGGCATGGTTGCTAATCCATTCGTACTCAATGGTTCTGGTACTTCAGATGGAGAAGCTTTAAGTGCAAATCTTAACCAATACTATCGTATTTTCCGCGTACTAAATCTACACGGTAACACTAACTGATAGTTAATATCAAACACTTCGGAAGCGGGAGCCAGAAATGGCTCCCGTTTTCTTTTCTAAATACTATATGGCAAATAATCAAATAAATCCATTAGCAGTAAATTATTTTCATTTTGAAATAGAAAGACTGCCAGGTGTGGTATTTAATTGCACTGAAGCAAATTTACCTAGTTTGTCTATGGCCGCAAATGAACAACCCACAACTTTAGGTGTTCCAATAAAAAGACCAAGTAGCAAATATACTTTTGATGATTTTCTTATAAGTTTTATAGTTGATGAAAATTTAACAAATTGGCTTGAAATTTATAGATGGATGAGAGCACTTGGAAATATTGATGACGATTGTACTTTTAATACATTACCATTTAATCAATGGATGACAACAGCAATTTTATATTTGACTAAAAGTACATATAAAGATAATAGAAAAGTTATATTTCAAAATGTATTCCCTGTAGCTTTAACGGGTCTTAAATTTTCATCAGTTGCACAATCATATTCTCCGCAATATGCAACTGCTAGATTTTCTTATACTTATTATAGATTTGATCCAGATCCTGGCAATCCAAGTTGACTTTATTTACTATTGTGTATACTTAAATTATGAATTTTGATGAATTAAAACAACAAGTACAAGAAGATCTCAAGATAGATTCCACAGAACTTGCCATTGAATCTGTAAACACTCCACAGATCCATAACAAGTATCTACTCTTCCTTAAGAAGCACAAGGAAGCCCTTGCGGAGGACGAGAGAACCCTTCGTGTGATGAAGAAGTACAAATGGCTCTATTATACAGGAAAGCTCTCTAAAGAGGAGCTAGACCAATTTAAGTGGGAGCCATTTGACCTAAATATTCTGAAAACAGATGTTGATAAGTTTATTGACGCAGATGATGATGTTATCAAACTTGAGCGTCAGATCACAGAAAAAAAAGAATTAGTTAGTTACTTGGACGGAGTAGTAAAAATAGTCGCAAATAGACAATGGAATATTCGTTCAGCGATTGAGTGGATCAAGTTTAGTCATGGCCAATGAAGAAGTAAAAATAGAAAAAATAGATGGTACATTCATCAAAGTTCATTGCGAAAATTCAGTAGCAAAAGAGCTATCAGATTACTTCACATTCAAAGTTCCTAATTCGCAATATTCCCCAGCATTCAAGCGTAGAATATGGGATGGTCAAATTCGCCTATTTAATTACTTCACTCGCAAGATCTATACTGGCCTGAGAAACAAAATTGTTCAGTTTTGTCTTGACAGACATTATGATTGCAAGTTTGAAAACTTTAAGGAAGAATTTTTTGAAGATTATAAGTCTTTTATTGATGCTCTACCTCTATACTCAGATTCTGGCCAAATCAAGCTCAGAGACTATCAGCAGAGGGCGGTGGAGATGGCTCTTGATCATAAGCGTAGCCTACTGATATCTCCAACTGGTAGCGGCAAGTCTCTTATCATCTACACGATACTAAGATATCTTCTAAGCAAGAATAAGAAGATTCTTGTCCTTGTTCCTACCACAAGTCTAGTTCACCAGATGCGTTCAGACTTTATTGAATACTCTGGCAAAGACTGGAATGCAGATAAGAATATTCATATCATCTATGCTGGTAAAGACAAGGAAACGACAAAGCCCATAGCAATATCCACATGGCAAAGTGTTTATGATCTTCCAGAAAAATTCTTTGCCGAATATGATGCTGTTATTGGCGATGAATGTCATCTATTCAAGGCTAAGTCACTTGTTCGCCTAATGAATAAGCTCAGAAACTGTCATGTTCGTATTGGCACTACAGGAACGCTTGATAACATCCAGGTACATAAACTAGTTCTTGAAGGTCTATTTGGTCCACCGATTCGTGTTACAAGCACAAAAGATCTAATCGATAATAAAGTGCTTTCTAATCTTGATATCAATTGCATTCAATTGAAGTACGCAAAAGAAGAATGCGATACGATGAAAAGAAAAACATATCAAGAAGAAATAGATTACATTATATCACATGAGAGAAGAAATAAAGTTGCAGAAAAACTTTGCGCTTCTCTCAAAGGAAATACTTTAGTTCTATTCTCGCAAGTTCAGAAGCACGGTCTTCCATTCTTCGAATCGATACAAAAAACTTGCACAGATAAGAAATGTTACTTTATTTCTGGAATGACTGATGCCGAAGACAGAGAAGAGATTCGTAAAATTGTGGATAAGTCAGAAAATTCTATTCTTGTTGCTTCTTATGGAACTTGCAGCACTGGCATAAATATCAAGAATATTCACAACATTATATTTCTTCATCCGTCAAAATCAGTTGTGCGTGTTCTTCAGTCTATCGGTCGTGGTTTAAGAATGTCAGAAACAAAAGATCGTGTAATGGTCTTTGATTTGGTTGATGATTTGAGGCATAAGAAATATAAAAATCATGCATTCAATCATTTTCTTGAACGAATAAAAATTTACGAAAGCGAATCTTTTTCTTTTAATTTGGTCCCCATAGATCTTTGAGGAGATAAATAGTCATATGGAAACTACTTGCAGATTGTTTAAGCTGAGAAGTGGTGAAGAAGTTCTCGGATTATTATCTGGGGAGAATGATTCTACTATTAGCATCTTAAGACCAATGGTTATTAAGACGCATATATCTCCAGACTCATTTGGAGTAACTAGAGAGATAACACTTTTAAGAAATTGGCTTGAGTTTACAGATCAAACACATATTGATCTTCCAAGAGATCATATCGCTTCTGTGTTAATGCCATCTGAAAGTACAGTTATTTTATATCAAAAGTCTTTAAAGACTGAAGAAAACTACAAAGAATCTATTAAGAAAGCAGAAGAAAAAACAAAAGAGATAATGGAAAATCCAGAAGGATTGCAGGATATGCTGAATTCATTATTTGATGATATAATTGAAGGTGATATTCAAACAGCAGAACCAAAAAATCCTTTAGCAAAGCCACCATCAATGCCATTTCCTTTTATGAATACAAATACAAATGTAGGAATGTTCTTTTCGATTCCTCCAGATGTATTTCAGGACATGATCGAAAATGGTCTTTTAGATTTTGATATGTTTGGTTCTTTACGAGATGATGAGGAAGAAGATCTTTTGATTCCAGAAATGGAATTCCTCACAGATAAAGAAAAAGAAAAGATGAAGAGAAAGGGAATTAATTTAGAAGACTTCCCTGATGACCCTCGTAAGTATATCGATGATATATCTGATGATACTAAAGAGTAACTAATTAGTTATAAATTCCCTTGTTGATCGCCTACACAGCGAAGTGTATCGATAAACCACAATTTTGTCAATTGATTTTTTCTGGAATTATGATATTATTTGGCAATGAGAAAAAAGAAAAAAATAGAAGAATCTGATGACATAATAGAGCCAGATTTAATACCCATAATAGAGGAAGAGGAAGAAACATCCCACTATGTTGATAATAAAGAATTTTTGGCTGAGATGATAAAATGGAAAAAGCGATATAATGCAGCCGAAGAATCTGGAAGAAAAAAACCTCCTATTTCAAATTACATAGCAGAAGCTTTTTTAAAAATAGCAGAGCATCTTTCGTATAGACCAAATTTCATGAACTATCCCTACAGGGAAGAGATGGTTGGTGATGGGGTAGAAAATTGCTTGATGTATGCTCATAATTTTGATCCAAACAAATCAAAAAATCCCTTTTCTTATTTTACCCAAATCATATATTTTGCATTTTTAAGACGCATAGAAAAAGAAAAGAAGCAGTCTTATATCAAGTATAAGATAATGGAAGATAATGCCGATGAAAAATTTCATCGATGGTTTAAAGAAAATTATTTTGCAAAAGATAGTTCAGCTAGCTTCAGAGAAATTTTTAGTCTTTCAGAAAATGATGTAAATAAATTTGAAGACACAAAAGTTAAAAAGAAGAAAAAGAAAATAAAAAATCGCAAATGAAAATTGCAATAATTAACGATACTCATTTTGGCGCAAAGAATGATTCTCCAGTTCTTTTAGAACATTTTATTCAGTTCTTTGAAAAACAGTTTTTTCCATATTGTGTAAAACATAATATTGAGCATGTGATCCATCTTGGAGATTTCTTTGATCGTCGTAAGTATGTTAATTTTAATACTCTGAATCAAGTCCGTACTCGCGTTATTGAACCTATGGAAAAAATGGGCATGTCGATGCAAATAATTATCGGCAACCACGATACCTATTTTAGGAATACAAATAAAACTAATTCTCCACAAGAACTTCTTGAAAAGTATTTTCATATTGAAGTGGTGAATGAACCAAAGGAACTTATATACCCAGATGTTTCTATTGGTGCTGTTCCCTGGATGTGTGAAGATAATATGGATGCCTGTGTTGAGTTTATAAAAAACACAAAGGCCCATATTCTATTAGGCCACTTTGAGATTGTTGGATTTGAAGTTCTTCGTGGGGTATATCACGATACTGGACTTCAGAGAGAAATGTTCGATAAGTTTGAAACTGTTATGTCTGGGCATTTCCATCTAAAATCAAGACATAAGAATATCGAATATCTTGGTACTCAGTATCAAATGGGATTTACAGATGTCAATGAACGAAAAGGATTTCATGTCTTTGATACTAAGACTAGAGATCTAGAATTTATCCAGAACACAGAAGAGCTGTTTCATAGAATCGTTTATGACGATTCTCTATCTGATGAACTTGAGAAGCTTGACTTTCCTAGTTTCAAGGATAAGTATGTACGGCTGATTGTCCAGAGAAGAAACAAGCCAGTCTTTTACGAAAAGTTCATGACAAAACTGAATGAAGCCAAACCATATGATGTAACTGTAGTGGATGAAGAAATTGAAATAAATTATTCGTCTATTGATATTGATATGAATATGGATACAATAACGATGATCTGTAAAGAGATAGACGAACTATCTGAGATTACTAACAAAGACGATATCAAGAGCATCATTAAAGATCTTTATCAAGAATCCCTTACTATAGATGATTAACTTTAAAAAGATTAGATTCAAGAACTTCGGCTCATTTGGAAACACCTTTTCTGAGATTGATTTCCAGAAAAGTCAAACAACTCTTGTCAGCGGATCAAACGGAAACGGTAAGTCGTTTGCGTTTCTTGATGCAATTACATTTGCCCTCTTTGGCAATCCTTTTAGAAACATCAATATACCGCAACTTGTAAATAGCGTAAATAAAGGTAAGTGCCTAGTCGAACTAGAGTTTGAGATCAACAAGACTGAGTATATGATCCGACGCGGCCTTGCCCCAAAGATCTTTGAGATCTATAAGAATGGGGAGATGATAGAGCAAGCAGCCAAGACTAAAGATTACCAAGATATGCTTGAGAATCAGATCCTCAAGATGAATAGAAAGACTTTCATGCAAGTCATTATTCTTGGTAAGTCTTCGTTCGTTCCTTTCATGGAATTACCCCCGGCTGATCGCCGCCAGGTCATCGAAACAATCCTAGATATTGATGTCTTCTCGTCAATGAACTTGATATTAAAAGGTAAGCTTTCACAGATAAGGGAGAGTATTAAGATTAATAAGCTTGACCAAAGAGTTATAGACGAAAAGATAAAACTTTATGAAACTAATCTCAAAAATTTACAATCCAACATGGAGAAGAGCCTTGAAATGTTGGAAAATAAAATTAAAGAGGCGACTGAAGAGATTGATGGATCTAAACGAAAAATTAAAATTTTAAACAAAGAAATCCTTCAGGAAGGTAAGAAGCTAGAACAATATAAGATTACAGACGAAGATTTGGCTCTTTTGAGAGAGAAGAAGGCCGATCTTACTGTTAATATCAATACCATAAATGAAGAACTGGAATTCTTTAATAATAATGAGACTTGCCCAACTTGTAAGCAAGCCATTGAAGAATCCCATAAATGTTCTATTGTTTCGGCTAAGAAGAATAAACTAGCCAAACTAGGAACCAATGCAGAAGAGATTATTAATTCAATAGCTTGGCATAACGATATTTTAACTAAGAGCAAAGAAGTCCAAGAACGAATTAAAGAGCTTGTTAGAGAGGTCAAGTCACTTGAACGAGAAGTGGCTAGTCTAGAAAAGGTAAAGGCAGGATATGAGGCTGATAAGTGTTCTGTAAACGAAGATCAGATAGCTTCTACAAAAGAACAGTTAGAATCTGTTAAAATTGAGAAGAAAGTAAAAGAAACTGCTTTGATCTCTCTTGAAAAGCAACAAAATGATCACGAACTTGTAGTGGATCTCTTGAAAGATAGTGGAATCAAGGGAAAGATTATAAATCACTATCTTCCGATTATAAATAAGTTAGTGAATAAGAATCTCAGTAACATGGGATTCTTCGTGAAGTTCAATCTTGACGGTGAATTTAATGAAAAGATTGAAAGTAGGCATCGTGACGAATTTTCATATTTGAGTTTCAGTGAAGGAGAAAAGATGAGAATCGACATTTCTCTGCTCCTAGCATGGCGAGAAGTTGCAAGAATGAAGAACAGTCTTCACTGCAACCTACTCATCCTTGACGAAGTATTTGATTCTTCGCTGGATTCTATCGGAACCGATGAACTTATGAAGTTGCTCAACGGCCTGAAGAAGGGTTGTAATGTCTTTGTAATCAGCCATAAGACAGATCAACTACACGACAAGTTCAAGAATACGGTTACTCTAGAAAAGAAAAACAATTTTAGCAAACTGGTACAAAACTAATGGATCTCAATTTTAAAGGAAAATTTAAGATTGCTAATCCAGACGGTACACTCAAGGTATACGAGTACGGGAGCATTGTAGAAAAAGAGGGCAAGTATTATGTTGCATCTTTTGAAACAAGTGGATTTTCTCCCGAACACGGCGAAACAAGGGGCTGGAGGCTTCTCAACTCCGCAGGAGTGCATGTTGGAGCTTCCGCCCCCTACGAGCCAGTTGTTGGTCAGAGATGGTTTAATACAACCGTTGGTATGTTGTATGAATATGTCTATGACAACAACTCGTATTCTTGGGTAGGTATCTTATGAAAAAACATCCACTTTGGAAAATCATTCGGGCCAGAAAACTTGCAAGATTCTTTAGAAAGAAAAAACTTCGTGATTTGCGTCACGCCACGAAGAAATTGATGCATGATTTGCGTGACGGGAGCCTTGACTTTTACGACTATTTGCAGGACAATACCTGATCGAAAGGTGAATTTTATATTATGAAAACTACATCCAAACTAACTCTCAGCAAGCCCACTCTTCAGATCCTGAAGAACTTCTCAACGATCAATAGCAATCTGTTGATCCGTCCCGGAAACAAGCTTGCTACAATGTCTTCTTATAAGAATATTGTGGCTGAAGCCACGGTAGAGGAGACATTTGATCAGGAATTCGGTATCTGGGATCTATCCCAGTTCCTAGGTATTCTATCGCTATTTGAAAACCCGGAACTGGAGTTCCACGATAAGTACCTTGAAATTTCGAACGATACCGGGTCTTCGGTCAAGTACTTCTACTGTGAGCCAAAGCTGATTACCAGCAATCCGCCAAAGGCCCTTACGATGCCCTCCGTGGTCCTAGAGTTCAGCCTGTCGGACAAGAAGCTGAACGAGCTTCAGAAGGCTTCTGGAGTCCTTCAGGTCGCTGATATGTCAATCTATGCTGAGGACGGGGAAGTGTTTGCCAAGGTCTGTGATGTCAAGGACAGCACCACAAATACCTACTCAATTAGCCTTGGGAGCACCGAAGACTGCCTTGATGCCGATTTTGATGATGATTTTGAGTTCCGTCTAAAGATGGAAAACCTCAAGATGATCCCAGGTTCTTACGATGTCCAAATTGGAAGCAAGGTCATCAGCAAGTTTACTTCAAAGAATCTAAATCTTACTTATTGGATCGCTCTGGAATCTAGCAGCAATAGCGGGAGCTAATCATGACAACTGACCAGTACCTGTGGGTCGAGAAGTATCGACCCCAGACGCTATCCGATTGTGTTCTTCCAAAGGAACTAAAAGCCACCTTTAGCGAAATGATTAAGGGTGGTGAATTGCAGAATATGATGTTTGTCGGTAAGCCTGGGTGCGGTAAGACTACCGTTGCCAAGGCTCTCTGCAACGATCTAGGCTGCGATTATATTCTTATCAACTGCTCAGAAGATGGGAATATCGATACTCTACGAACAAAGATTCGTGGCTTTGCTAGCACTGTATCTTTGACCAATGCCAAGAAGGTAGTGATTCTGGACGAGTTCGATTACTCCAATGCCCAGAGCATTCAGCCTGCTTTGCGCGGGGCCATTGAGGAATTTGCAGCCAACTGCCGATTCATCATGACCTGTAACTGGAAGTATCGAATCATTGAACCTCTTCACTCTCGCTGCACAGAGATCAACTTCAATATTCAAACAGGAGAAAACTCCACGCTCGGTCTTGAAATGTACAAGCGAGCTTGCAAAATTCTAACTGCTGAAAATATTGAATACAATGACGGCGCAGTTAGACAACTTGTAATCAAGCATTTCCCAGACTTCAGGCGAATCATCAATGAACTTCAGCGATACTCTGTATCGGGAAAGATCGACATCGGAATTCTTTCTGAAGTCAAGGATGTTGATGTTGCCAAGCTAATTGGTTTCATGGCACAAAAGAACTTCAAGTCTGTTCGTGAATGGATTGTGAAGAACCTGGATAATAGCACGGATATCTTCCGTAAGATCTATGATAATCTACAGGAAATGCTAGTTCCAAGCAGCATTCCGCAAGCAATTACCATCATTGCTGAGTATCAATACAAGTCTGCTTTCGTAGCTGATCAGGAGATCAATCTCACAGCCATGATGGTAGAGATTATGATGAACTGCGAGTTTAAGGGCATCAGCAAATGAATCTAGGAAAGGTTCTAGAATCCATCAACTATACTAAGGAAGATATTCTCGACCAAGATGGTCGGGATTATGTTCCTTTTATAGTTAATAAGTCTCTCTCTTATTTTATGGATACCGTGGCCTATGCCAACGAAATGAACAAGTACCCATTCCTAGACAAGAGAATGCAGTACGATTACTACAGATTGGCTGTCCGTAAGCGAAAGCGGTTCAGCGGATGGGCCAAGAAGGATAAGAGCGATGTAATTCAGGCTATTATCAAGTATTACGATGTCTCCTATCGTAAAGCATGTGAATATGAGGTTCTTTTGACCCAAGAACAAAAGGATGCTATCGTAAAGCATGTAGAAACATTTAAAATTTAATAAATATCCTTGTATGGAGATATTATGAGCGAAGTTGACGAGGATATTTTTCAAGGTTTAGGTGTAGAAGTAAAGCTAAAGTCTGAACAGGACTTTTTGAAGGTTAAAGAAACACTAACTCGATTAGGAGTTTCTTCCAAGCAAGAAAAGAAGCTTTATCAATCATGTCATATTCTGCACAAGAGAGGAAGATACGCAATCATGCACTTCAAGGAGATGTTTGTTCTTGATGGCTTGAAGAGCGATATGGATGAGAATGATCTTGGCAGAAGAAATGTAATAGTGAAACTTCTTACCGAATGGGGACTTATTCATCCCACAAATCCAGATAAATACAAAGAACCACAGTTGGGGATCAATCAGATCAAGATTCTTCCCCATTCGGAAAAGAAGGATTGGACTTTAATTCAAAAATATCATATCGGTAAAAAATAATGTATATTTGTAATGAAGATTATATGCCCCTCGACATAAAAGAGGTCGTTTACAAGTTTTTAAATAAGAGAAATGTTACCAAGCCAGTAGAGGTCTACTGGGGTAGAGGTATAGATGAAGCTGTATTTCTCTACAGCAAAGATAAGACTAAAACAACTTTAGCCTTCATAGATGATCCTGTGATGACTGAATTTGCATTACAGAATCTTGCCGAAGTAGAATCTCGCTTTGATTATATCTTGACTAATTCTCAAGAACTTTTAGAATACTCTAACAAATTTATTAATTATGAAAATAGACCTTCGTGAAATACCAGTATATTGGATTAATCTAGACACAGCAACACAAAACGCAGAACGAATGACTAAAATGTTTGAGAAGCTAGGCTTCAAGAACACTATAAGAAAGTCTGCTAGGGTTATTCCATCTCCTCCTGAAACTATTCAGTCAAATAAACATTATGTTGGTTGTGCTCAATCACATATTGATATATTTGAACTTTCAGACCTAAAACCGCCATTTTTAATTCTTGAAGATGATGCTGAAGTCATTGAAGAGAATTTTAATCCTATATTAGAAGTTCCAGACGAAACAGATGCAGTGTATCTGGGAGTTAGTATAGGTAATAGAGGATATACCTGTGTTCAACATAACAATGATTATAAAAGAATTGCCGGAATTTTAGCAACTCATGCTATCTTATACACAAGCGAAAGATATAGAAAAGAAGCAATAGTTATGTCAAAAGATTTGGTTTACAATCGACATACTCCATTTGATGTTGGCTGTGCATATCTTCAAAGATATTTTCGAGTACTAACTCCAAATAAACCAGTTTTTTATCAAGCAGATGCTGCTGAGAGTGCAAATAAGTGGGAGTATCTTACTAAATGTGAATTGGAAATAAGACCATGATTAGTTTTAAACTTTTAGGAAAATATGGAAGACTCGGTAATCAAATGTTTCAATTTGCATTTCTTTATGGAGCAGGAAAAAAGAATGGATATGAAATAGGTTTTGATTATTCAAACGATCCTTTAATAGCTAAAATATTTAATCTTCCAGCAAAAAATTCTGACAATATTACTCAATCTAATATTTTAGATGAAAGAGGAAATTGTGGATATATTGAAACAAAAGGAATTAATGATGGAACAGATCTAAAAGGTTATTTTCAAAATAACAAATATATTGATGAAATTGAACCGGAATTAAGAAGTATTTTTATTTTTAATGAAGATAAAACAAAAAAATGTTATGAATTTATAAAACAATTAAAAGAAAAAGTTGGAAAACAAATTGTTTCTTTACATGTTAGAAGAACTGATTATTTAACAGCTGCTGATACGCATTTTGTATGTGATAAAAATTATTACGAACAAGCAATTAAAAATTTTGGAAAAGATTATTATTATATTTTATTTACTGATGATAAAAAATGGTGTGCAGAAGAATTTAAACATGTTCCAAATATTATTATGAATAATAATACAGAAATAGATTTATTATTAATGTCTTTATGCGATCATCATATAATATCAAATAGTTCTTATTCTTGGTGGGGTTCTTGGTTAAATGAAAATTTAAATAAAAAAATAATTGCACCAAAAAGATGGTATAATAAAAAAGCTCCTATAAATTGGCATGAAATTTATAGAAAAGATATGGTTTTGATATGAAAAAATTTATACCACTGGGTTCTGATGTTGATTCTGTAACATGGAAAAATCATAATTATATCGTTAATGGATGGACTAAAGTTTCTTCTGTTGAAGAGGCCGATACGATATTATTAATTGATAGCAGATATGTGTACACTAAAGAAGACAAAAAATGTATTTTATTTTTATCAGAACCAATAGCAATAATTCCAGAAGTATATGAATTATTACATTATAAAAATTTTGTAAATAAATTTGCTGCAATAGGAACATGTCATAAAAGATTTATTTTACATGATAATATTATTTACATAAATCCAACAGCTCCTTGTGGAATAACACCAGAATTAAATCTTAAAAAAGAAAAATTAGTTTCAATGATTTTTTCTAAAAAAAACATGTCACAAGGACATAAATTAAGGTATTCTATAGGAAAAACTTTTGAGGCTGATAAATTTGGTGAAATGTTTAATAATCCTATTCAAGATAAAAAAGAAGGATTAATAGATTATTGTTTTTCATATACGATAGAAAATTGTTCAGAGCAAGGATATTATACAGAAAAAATAAACGATTGTTTTTTAACAGGAACTATACCAATTTATTGGGGAGATCCTGATATAGGAAATGTATATAACAAAGATGGAATAATTTTTTTAGAAGAATTAGATTCATCTAAAATTACTAAAAAATATTATTACAGCAAATTAAAAGCAATTGAAGAAAATTATAACATAGCTTTAAATGTTATAAAAGAAAATACCATAGATAATGGAATTCAAAAATTATTCAATCATATATCATGACAAATATAACATTTATAATTCCTGTGAGAATAGATTCTCCAGAAAGACATTCTAATATTCTCACCACAGTAAATTATTTACTTAAACATACAGATGGGAATATAATCATCACCGAAAATTCTAGCGATAAAAAATTAAATTTTGATAATATTCCTAGAATAACTTATAGATTTCAAGAAAATAAAACACCAATATTTCATAGAACAAAAATTTTAAATGAAATGTTGTCTATGGTATCAACTCCAATCACTGTTAATTATGATGCTGATGTTATATTACCAGTACAATCTTATATTGATGCCCAGGAAATTATATTAAAAAACGATTTTGATATAGTATATCCTTTTAGATATAAACAAATGGATCAAGTTAAAATATTTTTAGATAGAAAAGATACAGAAAAATTTAAAAATACTTTTGATTTAAGTGATATTATTATTACGAACGATAATATTCACAGTACTATGGCTGGGCATTGCCAGTTTATAAAAACAAACTCGTACAGAAAAGCTTTTATGGAAAATGAAAATTTTATTGATTGGGGGCCAGAAGACCATGAAAGACTTTATAGATTTAATTTGTTGGGTTATAAAATTTCTGGATTAAATTCTAAAGTTTACCATCAGGAACATCCACCAAGCGTAAGAAATGATCTTAATTATAAAAATCATAATTTATGGCAATATTTAAAATCTTTATCTCTTGAAGATTATAAAAAATATTATCAAAATCAAGAATATTGGAAAAAATATGAAAATTGCTCTAATTAATATAGCAACTAATAAATATTCTTTATTTTTAAAATCACTATATCAAAGTGCAGATTATAATTTTTTTCCAGATGAAAATGTAAATTATGTTTTATTTACAAATAATAATGTAGATTTATCTTCTAAAAATAAAATAATAAAAATTCCAATAGAACATAAGCCTTGGCCATATATGACATTGTATCGTTATAAATTTTTTGATATGGCAAAAGATATCTTAAAAGAATATGATTATGTTTATTATTGTGATGTTGATATGTTATTTGTTAACAGAATTAAAGAAGATATTGTTTCAGATTTAGTAGGAACACTTCACGGTGGATTTTATGATAAACCAAAACATACTTGGACATATGAAACTAATCCTAAATCAACAGCATATATTAAAAATGGTGATGGGGATAATTATTATTGCGGCGGATTCAATGGAGGGAGCAGTCAAGAATTTTTAAAAATGTCTGCAATTATAAATGAAAATATAACAATAGATGAAAAAAATAATATAATTGCTAAATGGCATGATGAAAGTCATATAAATAAATATTTTTATATTAATAAACCAACAAAAATTTTATCAGCAGACTATTGTTGGCCAGACACAAATCAAAAAAATGATAATGCAAAAATCATAGCATTAACAAAAGATAATACACTATTTAAATATGGATAAAATTTCTATAGTTATTCCGGCATATTTGCCAAATGAAAAATATATTTCTTTTTTGAATCAGGCAGTAGAGAGCTGCAAATGCCAAACAATAAAGCCATATAAAATTATAATTGTTTACAATGGGCCAGTAGTTCATAAAATAAATGGTGTTAAAAATATAAATTTAAAAATAAAAACAAGTGCATCTGTAGCTAGAAATATAGGAGCAGCAAATTGCCTTGATTCTGATTATTTTTGTTTTCTTGATGCAGATGATTATTTTCATCCAGAAAAAATTGAAAAACAAATTAAAACTTGTTTGGAAAATAATTTAGATTTTTGTTTTACTGAAGCCATTAAGGTTGATGAAAACAATAAAGTGTTGGGTGAATTTACCTATAAGCAAAATGCAAGTAATACTGAGACAATAAAATCTATTTTACCCTTTGATAATGTTTTAGTAAATTCGTCTGTTATGATCAAGAAAGAATCTTTTCTAAAAGCCGGAATGTTTTGTCCAACGAATGAATACAAGATAGCTATTAACGGCCCCCATAATAATGCAAATGGAGCAGTTTACGAAGATTATCTTTTATGGTATAATGCACTTCACAACAATTTTTCTTTTAGAAAAATACCAGAATTTTTAACATACTATAGAGTAAATACATCGGTGACTAGATGATAAATTTAGTATTTTCACAACATGAAAATAAAAATGGTCCAGGAAAAGTGGCAATTAACACTATAAAGGGAATGCAACTTTTAGGCGTTCCCTTTACCGTTAATTCAGACAATTCATTTCCGTCAGTATTTCTCCAAGAGAATCCACATATGCGGTCAAAGAACCTATCTAAGGATCTTGTTGGACCAAATATATGCGTCTTACCCCCAGACAATAGAGTAATAATGGAACAAAACTATAAGAAGTGTTTAGTTCCATCTTCTTGGGTATTTGATAAGTATTCTCGTTGGTTAAATCCTAGTAAATTGGCAATATGGGCAGTAGGGATTGATACGGATTTATTTGCTCCTTCTCAAAATAAAACTATAGATTTTTTAGTGTATTATAAGAGAAGAGACTTAGACGATTTAAATGCAGTATGTAATTTCTTAAAATCCAAGAATCGAACATTTAAAATAGTTTCTTACGGAAATTATTCCGAGGAACAATTTAAGCAATGCATGAGCGAATGCAAATACGCATTTTTAATTGATAGGTGCGAGAGCCAAGGTATAGCCGTACAGGAAATGATGAGCTGTAATTTGCCCATATTGGTATGGGATGTCAGCAGATGGGCTGATAGGGGCGAGGAATATGCCTGTAAAGCCACATCAATACCATATTTTACCGAACAGTGCGGAGTATATTTTTATGATAAGGCAAGCATGAATGCAGCATTTGATAATTTTATGCAGTATATTAACCATTTTGAGCCTAGAAAATATATTATAGATAACTTTAGTCTGAAACAAAAAGCAAACGATCTTGTGAGAATTTTATATGATTAAAAATGAGTGGAAAACAAATCTTAATTCGTTAATTATAAATCCCTGGTTTTTACAAACACCCTTTATCAAGGGATTAATGTTTTCTAGCGACGATGGTATTTTTATAAATGAAATACGGTGGATAGAAAATAATTATCCACAAAAGCTGGACTTGTTAAAAAATCCAAATTTATTTGGTAATCCAGATATCAAAATTTATAACGGGGAAAGATATAACCCAAATGATATCCATATGGCATATCATTTTTTAAAGTATTATAATTTCAATCCAATTCAATCACCCCTAAAGATATTTGAGTGGGGTGGTGGATATGGCAATCTGTATAAAATTATAAAGTTACTGTTTCCCGAGCTTGTAGAACGATATACCATAGTAGATTTGCCGCAGTGTCTAGAAATGCAAAAATACTATTTGCACAATTTAAATTTATTGGATGATAAAATTACATTTTATTCATCCTTAAATTTACCAGATACTATACCCGATCACGATTTGTTCATATCCACTTGGGCAATTAGTGAAAGTCCGACTGAATGTTTTGAGTATTTAAAAAATAAAAATTTTTATAGCTGTAATAAATTTTTAATAGCATTACATCAATGCGGGAATCATATTCCTTTCATGCAAGAATCTACAGTTATATTCAATCATTTTATTTCTGCAAATACACACGCCGAAGAAATATCATTTATCCCCGGTAAGAATTATTATATTTTTAAATGAAAAATTTACTATTAACATTTAGTTCTTTTCATGTATCAAGCGATAAAAATTTTGAACGCGAAAATGAGTATTTTATTTGCTACGATCAATTATTAAGATTAATGCCAAAATCTTTTGATTTAGTTTTTATTGACAATACTACGAAAAAACTAGAAGACATAAAAAATAATAATTTAAAAAATTTATTAGCTTCTAAAAATTTTATTTTTTATGATTTTAATTTAGGTCAAAACAATAAAGGTCTTGGCGAATTGGAAATGCTATTTAGGGCAAGAAGTGCTATAAATTTTTCTAACTATAAGAATGTTTCTTATTTGACTGGAAGAAGAATAATCACATGTCCTTATATTTTTGAAAAAACTGATGCTATGAGTAAAGAGGCATTACTTTCAAATCCACCTTTGGTAAGAGTATGCGATGGTCATGTTTATGAATCAGACAAAACTTCGTATAATGATATGTTCTTTTCAATGAGATCTGATATAATAAATAAATACATTGACTTTTCTGAAAAATTTTTAAATGTAAATAATAGAGAAATAGGCTCAGAACAAATTTTATATAAATTTGTGAATGAACATCAAATATCTTATGAATGGTTAGAATTTTTGGGAATGATAAGAAACGACTGGAATCAATACGCTAAAACATACACTAGAAATTACGAAAATTTTCAATATTGTTAATAATGGAGAATAAAATGGATATTAGAGAAAATGTACTACCGTGCCTCAGACCTTATGGCGGAAAAGAAGAAATTGAAGCTCTAACTCAAGTTATTGAGAGTGGTTGGTGGGGTAAGGGCGCGAAAGTGGCAGAGTTTGAAAAGTCTTTTGCAGAGATGGTCGGAGCCAAATATGCAGTAGCAGTAACAAGTGCTACGCACGGCCAAGACCTTGTTCTCAAGGCTATGGGCATAAAAGATTGTGATATTATAAACCCTACTATTTCATTCTTGACAACAGCAGTGGTTCCACTTTGGAATAACTGTACTACTAATATTGTAGATGTCGATAGACGAGCACTTAACATAGATCCAGACGATGTGAAAAAGCATTTAAAAAAGAACACAAAAGCGATAATTGCCGTGAACATGGCAGGGGTTCCAGCCCCAATAGCAGATATTAGAAAGTTTTATGATGGATTTATTTTGGAAGATTGCGCTCATAGCTGCTATACCCCAGGCGCAGGAATGCAAGGAGATGTGGCTGTATGGTCATTCCAGGCAGTAAAGACAATGCCTTGCGGAGATGGTGGCATGATTACCACCAATGATAAAGAACTATATGAAAAATTAGTTCCTATGACATGGTTAGGTATTAGTAGCACTTTCTCAAGAGTCAAGGACGGATTGACTGGCAAGCCAGGATATTCTTGGGACTATACAGTTAATCTACTAGGCCAAAAGTGCTATATGATCGATCTAACAGCAGCGATTGCAATTGAGCAGATGAAGAAGCTAAATGGCCATTTGGAAAGAAGACGGCATATTGCAAGAAGATATAACAGCGAACTTGGTCATCTTATAGAAATACCAGAATGGACTGAAACTGTTCAATACTATTGCGCTAGAGTACAAGCAGAACACAGAGATTCGTTGATGGATTATCTTTCTAGCAAAAAGATTCACACTTCAGTACACTTTAAACCTCTCCATAAGTATGAAGTTACTAAGCAAGATAGATCTTACCCTGTAGCAGATACTGAGTGGTTAAAGCTTATATCTCTTCCAGTTCATCCCGCTATGACTGAAGAAGACATAGATTATGTAATCTACTGGGTTAAAGAATACTTTAACAAAAGTTTATAAAAAATATGATTAATGATTTTTTTAAATCTTTAGAAATAGATATCCAACCACAAGAATATAGATGGACCAGAGGAATGGTTGGAGAAGATTTAAATTTTTTTAAATCTTGCATTGATGTATTCAAAACAAATAATATTTTTAGTCTTCTAGACATAGGTACTGGACCAGGAACTTTAGTAAAGATGTGCTTGGACTCTAATATAAATGCCTATGGAATAGATCCAGTAATAGATCAAAAAACACCAAATTTATATGTCGGGACTATATCTACTGCAATTAAAAATGAAAATTTGTTAGGTGATTACAAATTTTCATGCATTTCTTGTGTAAATTTTCTTCACGGGGCAAACCACAATGAAAGTGAATTAATTTCTTTATTCTCTATGATGAAAAGAAGAGCAGATTTCATTATGATCACAGAACCTAATATCGGACAAGATGCAAAAAATATTTGTATGTCTAATTTAGAATGTGTTCATAAATTCGACCGTTCTCATGGTGGAGCATATCACAGTTTGTATAAAATTTATAATAAAATTTAATATGATTTATAATATAGAAAATACTGTAAATTTAGATGATCATCCTTGTTTTAAAAGTGAAAAAACATATCCCAATTTTCAACCAGAATTAAATTTTTTTAAAACTTTTTTGATCGATTCTGTAAATCAGAATAAATCCTTTACTTTTTATAAGTTCGGAGATGGTGATTATTATTTTTTAAAGGCTGATTCTGTTGGTAGCGCAGCTCCCGGAAAAAGAGCATTAAGTAAACCATATTCTCAAATAAATCATTCAGAATTTGTAAATGGATCTAAGTTGTGTGATATTTACACATGTGAAATATACCCAGAAAATAGAGAAAGATTTCGTAGAGTAATTTCTCGTAATATTGATTATCCGGCAGAATATTGTTATGGTCTAGTTTCTAATAAATGGCTATTAAAACAATTTGCTGGGAAAATTGGTTTAATCGGTGGAAATAATAAAATTAATATCATAAAAGAATTAATGAAATATCCGCAATATCAAGAATATCTTGGTATTGAGCAATTCAATGATTATATTTCTATTCCAGAAAAATTTGCATGTGATGATATCGCAGCAACCGAACATATGGTAGGAGAACAACTTAAGACTTCTTCCTCTAAAATATTTTTAATGGGTATTGGACATGTTAAATCCGCACTCACACATAGATTACCAAAGTATTCTAATGCTATTTTTTTGGATGTCGGTTCTTCTATAGATGCTTTAGCAGGAATAATTGACATAAGAAGACCATATTTTGGTGATTGGACAAATTATCAAATCAAAAATCCTAATCTTTACTCAGGAGTTGATTATCTTCAATACAAAAGAGAAGGAAAGCACATTTTCTTGGAGAATTTATGAAAGGTATTATTTTAGCTGGCGGTACAGGTTCGCGTTTGGCTCCGCTAACAATAGCCGTAAATAAGCATTTGTTGCCCGTTGGAAACAAACCAATGATTCTGCATTCAGTAGAAAAATTAGTGGATGCGGGAATTCAAGAAATAATGATTGTCACTACTCCAGAACAATTGCATAATTTTTCTTGTCTTTTAAAAAGCGGAAAAGAATATAAATGCGATATAACCTATAAAGTTCAAGACGAGGCGGGGGGAGTAGGTCAGGCTTTAGGTATATGCAGATCATTCGTTGGTAAAGACAATTGCACCGTAATTCTCGGTGATAATATTTTTGAAGATTCCATAAAAACTGATGTTGAAACATTTAAAGAAGATTGCAAATTATTCTTTAAAAAGGTTCCAGATGGGCATAGGTACGGAGTCGCAGTATGGAAACAGGAAGAAAATTATCCAGCATTTTATCTGGATGCTATTTTAGAGAAACCAAATAATGTAACAAAAGCAGATGCTGTTGTTGGAATTTATATGTACAGTAGTTCTGTGTTTGATATTATAAAGGATATAAAACCCTCCTATAGAAATGAAATTGAAATAACATCAGTAAATAATGTTTATGTCAAAAACCAAAAAGAATATACTTTGACATCCAGAACATTAGATGGTTGGTGGACTGATGCTGGAACACTAGAAAGCTATAAAAGAGCAAATGAATATTCTTTCGGACAATGAACCCACTTTAATACCATCTTCAGTCTACATGGACGAAAGAGGATTTTTCATAGAACTTTTCCGTGAAAACAACTATACTCTAAATTTTGTACAGGATAATTTTTCTTATTCAAAGAAAAATGTTTTTCGTGGACTGCATCTTCAGAGAAATAATCCCCAAGGCAAATTAGTTACCTGTTTAAGTGGGAAAATATTAGATATAGTAGTCAATTGCAATAAACGAGATAAAAATTTTGGAAAATTGTATAAATTTTTTCTAGATAAAGAAAAACAATTATATGTTCCTCCCAATTATGCTCATGGTTTTTATTGTATAACAGATGAAGCATTTGTGCATTATAAATGCACTGATTATTACGATCCAATTAGCGAATTGACTATTTCTGTAAAAGATTTTGAAAAAGATCTTCCTGAAATAAATTTTTCTTCTGCTATAATATCACAAAAAGATAAGCAAGGAATATCATTAAATGAATATTAAATCTGGATCTACAGTAGTAATTACAGGATGCGCTGGCTTTATAGGAAGTCATGTAACAGAACATTTATTGAGATGTGGCTATAAGGTCATAGGCATTGATAAAATGACATATGCCGGAAAGCTTTTAAACATGAAAGATTTCATCCTAAACGATGATTTTTCTTTCTATATGAAAGATATTAATATATTCGATGAAATGGAGAAAGTAATCAATGAGTATGATATTTCTGCAATAATTAATTGTGCAGCCGAAACTCATGTTGATAATTCCATAGTTGATTGCACTAATTTTTTACAGACCAACATAATGGGCGTTAAAAATTTGTTAGAGATCTGTAAAATAAAAAATATACCATTGTTACATTTTTCTACTGATGAAGTTTATGGAGATGCAATTTGCACTTCTTTCATAGAAGAATCTCCATTAAAACCAAAGAATCCATATTCGGCATCAAAAGCAGCAGCCGATCATTTAATTGCATCTTATAACAATACTTACAAAATAAAGTATTTGATTGTAAGGCCATCCAATAATTTTGGTCCAAGACAACATAAAGAAAAATTTATACCAACAATTTTACGCAAACTAAAAGCTAATGAGAAAATTCCAATTTATGGTAACGGAAAACAAAAAAGAGAATGGACTTATGTAAAAGATACTGCCAAAGCAGTAGAATTGCTCTTGAATAAGGGTACTGTAAATGAAATTTATAACATTTCATCCAATCATGAAGAGGTCAATATCAATGTTGTTTCTTTGATATGCAAAAAGCTTGATATTGATTTTAATAATGCCATAGAGTATGTTCCAGATCGTTTAGGACATGATTTTAGATATTCTGTAAATTGCAATAAAATAAAATCTCTTGGTTTTAGTCCAGATAACTCTTTTGAACAAAATCTTGATGATACTCTAATATGAAATACTTATTGGATTAAGAATAACACTTGATTTTATCGTTACAAAAAGTAGAATAGATACAATATGAAGCCTACAATTACACTATGCATGATCGTGAAGAATGAAACACATGTCATTCTTCGTTGCCTTGAGTCAATTTACAAGTACATAGACCGATACGACATCACTGATACTGGTTCTACTGATGGAACTCAGGACATGATTCGTAAGTTCTTTGCGGAGAAAAATATCCCCGGAGAAATTTACCAGTCCGACTGGAAGGGGTTCGGGGATCACGGAGACAAGATAGGATCTCGCACAGAGGCATTCCAGAACGCCAAGGGTAAGGCAGATTACGCTTGGGTAATTGATGCCGATGATCAAGTTGTTGGAAATTTTATTTTTCCAGAAAAACCAGAAGCAGATGGTTATACTCTTCAATTTAAAAGAGGAGAATTCTCTTGGTGGCGAACACAAATTTTTAAGAATAATAGAGACTGGAGATATGTGGGTGTTCTTCACGAATATCCAGATTCAGAACCAAAGCCATATAGAATTGAAAAAATAATAGGAGATTATTCTATAGATGCTAGAACAGAAGGTGCTAGAAATATAGGAATTGATCCTAAAGAAAAATATTCTAGAGATGCTGAATTATTAGAAAAGGCATTATTAGATGAACCTACTAATATAAGATATCAATTTTATTTGGCTCAAAGTTATTTTGATTCTCATCAATGGGAAAAGGCAATTAATGCATATGCGAAACGAGCAGAAATGGGTGGTTGGGAAGAGGAAATTTTCTTCTCAGTATATCGTATTGCAATTTGCAAAGTGTTCCTCCAACATCCCTGGCCGGAAATTTATGATATGTTTATGAAGTCTTATGAAGTAAGACCAATTAGAGCAGAACCTCTCTATCAGCTTGCCAGATTGCACAGAATGCACAATAGACCAAGATCAGCGTATCAATATGCTAAGATGGCAATCGAAATCCCAAAACCAAAGGATGATACACTGTTTGTCGAGGACATTGCATATGATTGGGGTATTCTAGATGAATTAGGAGCAGTTGCTCATACAGTAGGAAAATTCCATTTAGGAATGCAAGTTTGCCATAAACTTTTGTGCGAAAATAAATTTCCACCAGAACACAGACAAAGAATCGAAAATAATTTTAAATCATATCAACAAATTGTAACAAAAATTCAACACGATAGAGGTGTTGAAGAGATAATGCTTAAACAAAAAGAAAAAGAGCTTAAAAAGATAAATAAGAAGAAGCAAAAGGCTAGTAAATGACACCACAAAAAGATCTTGAAGCGATAAAAGGTAACAATTTTAATCTTCTTCTTACATATTTTGACGCAAATGATGCAGCCATTTCTGCAACATTTCAAAATATAGATTTCAAGATCTTTAAAAGTGTTCCAACTTCACAAAATTTAGTCTTCCAATCTGATTTTGTTGGTGTAACATATTTAATAACTGGGTTAACTGGTCTTTCACATGATTCTGGAATAAGTTTCGTCAGAATCAATAAAGATGAAAATTTGGGAAATTTAACTGGTGGAATTTATTTTGAATTCACATCAAATATAATGGGCTATCTTCCAGCAGGAAGACATTTTTATACAGTTGAATTAAATAAAGGAAGTACCTTCTCAGATATGCTTCTGAGAGGAAGATTTGAGATTTTGAATGAAGATGGTGGTTTGATATGAAAGTAAAGGTTAAAGAATTTAATAAAACAGCAACTATACTTTCAAAAACACTGACCAATAAAGGTATAGTGAATAAAATTAAGATAAAGAAAACCACAAATACTGAAATTTATTATCGATAATGAACTTCTCAATCGGACAAAAAATTGTTCTCAAAAAATATATGACATATGCCAATTAGTTTCCCAAGCAATCCTTCAGTCGGTGCTATCTACGATTTCGGTGGTATTCATTACATTTACAATGGTGATGGGTGGGTCAATAAGAGCATTTATGGTATTTCTGCCGGAAGCGGAATAAGTTTTGCAAATTATAATGGTACAGGACCAGTGGTTATTTCAGTTGTTGGTGGATCTGTGGGCGCAACAGGAGCAACTGGTGCTACTGGTGCTACTGGTGCAACTGGTGCTACTGGTGCAACTGGTGCTACAGGTGCAACGGGAGCCACAGGTTCTACAGGAGCAACTGGTGCTGATGGTGCTACAGGAGCCGGAGGAGCATTAGGATATTGGGGTAGTTTCTGGTCAACACAAGACCAACAAGCAGCAAGCACAACTGTTGCTTATCCAATTACCTACAACAATACAGATCCTAATTCTAATGGCGTAAGTATAGTTTCTAATTCACGAATTACATTTACTTATCCTGGCGTATATAACATTGAGTTTTCTGCACAGGCTGATAGAGTTTCTGCATCTGGTACAGACACTATTGATATATGGTTCCGTAAAAACGGAACAGATATTGCAGATAGTAACACCATTGTAACTGTTTCGGGTAGTGCAGCAGCAGCTAAAACCGTTGCTGCTTGGAACTACATGTTGCAAGTTAATGCTAATGATTATGTTGAATTGATGTGGCGAACATCTGATACTCGTTTAGAATTTATAGCAGACCCAGCAGGAACAAGTCCAACTAGACCAGCAATTCCATCAGTAATTCTTTCAGCACATCAGGTCATGTATACTCAACTAGGGCCAACTGGTCCTACTGGACCGATGCCTACAGATTATGTTTCTAGTTTCAATGGTAAGACTGGTGCGGTTCAAGGTGTTTCGTCTATTAATGGAAATACTGGAGCAATTACAAATGTTGCCTTTACCAACACCGCTCAGTCATTTAGTGGATTGCAACAATTTACACAGGGAATTTCTGGATCTGGTGGAGTTACATTCAATTCAGATGTAAATATAAACGACAATAACAGCCTAGTTGTTGCAACCATAATAAATGCGGGAGGAAAGACTCAGTTAGATATTGATAACAGAGCATCTTCTAGAGTTGCTATTGGGGACTATGACGGCGGTGGTAATAGCACTCATATATTTTTAAGAGATAGTGTAAGTAATTTACAAATATCAAATCCATATGGAGAAATAGCGATAGGTGATCCTAATGGAATTGATGCGGGAAATATCATTTCTTATTCATCTCCAGATGCTACTCTATACGGAAACAATAGTAATATTGATGGATTTGCTAATATATTTGCTTCATATGTTTCTGCTAGTCAGGGGATTTCTGCTTCTGGCGGTGTTACATTCAGCGGCAATATATCTGTAAATACGGCAAGTTTAGGTAGAACTGGTACAAATAATTTAATATTCGGTGTTAACGCCGGAAAAGCAATAACAACAGGATCATCGAATACTATTATTGGAGATGACTCAGGTGAATTAATTTCCTCTGGGACAAATAATACTTCTCTTGGATATGAAGCACTAACAGCATTGACAACAGGAATTGCAAATACCGCAGTTGGTCTGTGGGCTTTGCGTAACGGAACAACAGGAAGTAACAATACTGCTATTGGCTCTAGAGCACTAAGATCAAATACTACTGGTAATGATAACACGGCAATAGGTTTTTATGCTTTAGAATTAAATCAAACTGGAAGTGCTAACATAGCAATTGGTGCATTTGCATTATCTGAAGGTGCTACTTCTGCTGCCAACAATATTGCAATTGGTTATGCCAGCTTGCTTAAAAATACCACAGGATCACAAAATGTTGCCATTGGCAGAGATGCAGTAAGAAACAACACAACTGCATCCGATAATGTCGGCATTGGGTATCAATCTTTGTATAGTGCCACTTCTGGTGGAGCAAATACTGGTGTTGGTACAAATACAGGATATCGTTTAACGACAGGAACAAATAATACTGCCGTTGGGTATCAAGCATTGTTTGGTAGTGCTTCTGTTACTAGTCAGGCAAATACCGCCGTTGGATACAATTCAATGGTAAGCAATACCAGCGGATCATATAATTCTGGTATTGGTTTAGGATCTCTTTATAGTCTGACTTCAGGGCAACAAAATACTGCGGTTGGAACAGAGTCTTTATATGCTATTACAACCACTAGCAATAATACAGCTGTCGGACAATTAGCATTGAGATATGCAACTCAGGGATCTAATAACACTGCTATTGGTATTCTTGCAGGAGCATATAAAACAGCATCAAATACAAACCTTACTGCAATAGGAAATGATAATGTTTATATTGGAACTGAGGCCAGAGCATCTGGAGATAGCATAAACAATGAAATTGTTATTGGATCAAAGGCACTTGGTCTTGGAGCAAACACAGCAGTAATTGGTGCTACAGCACAAGCATCCGCAACAATTTATGGAACTCTCAATCTTCCAGGAGGAAAAATTGCTCTTGGTATAACTGGTATTAATGGAACTTCTACCCCCGGATGCTTAGAGTTTGATGGAAATGTTCTTTACGCAGGGACAACCGGAGGTAGAGGAGTAATTGAAGCACCGCATATTTCATATGCTACAAGCGCAGTATCTTTGAGCGGGGTTACAACTTATCAAAATATATTTTCTACTCCTGCCGATGTAATTACTTTAGCAGCTAATACATCTTATATAGTTGAGGGAAACATAATAGTACAAAGCGGAACTACTACACACACAACGGCGATACAGTTAACCGGAGGTGTAGCCGCAACCCCACCAACATTTAGATTGCATATATTATCTACAGCAGCAGCCGTTGGTACAGTAGCTAGAGCACAAGATACTGTATATTTCGAAACAAGTGGTGGTGTCATAAATGCTACATCTGGATCAGCAAGAGTTTTCATTCTTTTAAGAGGATCTATAGAAACTGTTTCTTCTGTAACTATTACTCCTCAAGTAGCTTTTAGCGCAAACCCAGGCGGTACAAATCAAATTCAAGATGGATCGTGGATTAAATTCACTCCAGTTGGAACAAACACAATGACATTTGTTGGTCCGTGGTCGTAATAGGAGAATAATATGGGATTAGAAAAAACAAAAATTAATGATCAGGGTATTTCTGTTTCTTATTGGCACATTGATTATGTTACAGTAGGACATAGACAAAAAAGAGTTACTATTTGTTTATTAGGTTATATTGATAAAACAAAAAGAGATCAAGGTCTAAATCCAATTTTAGCAGAGGTATATCACATTTGGCCTGATGCTTATGATACAGCATTTGGTCCAGCAGTTTTGGATGCAGAAGGAAATCCAACCCACGCTGCATATCAGTGGATAAAGGCAAATACAGAATTTTCTGACGCTGTAGATGCTTGACATTCCTAGTTTTTAGTGTATTATTTGATTATGCAATCAATAGGAATTTATAAACTACATCCAACCGCACAAGATCCCTCACTACAGACCGAAAACTCGGCCTGTGTTGATGTTTATGCTTATCTTAAGAATAGTACAATCGTAACTTACGATAGGTATAACAATAAGAGTACAACTACTACGGATGAAAATACGGTAGGTATTCGTATTGGACCTAAAGAAAGAATCCTGATTCCAACAGGAATCATCTTCGATATTCCTGAGCACTATTCTCTGAGAATGCACCCACGATCTGGTCTTTCAATCAAGAAGGGATTGATTCTAGCCAACTGCGAAGGTGTCATTGATTCTGATTATGTGGAAGAACTAATGATTCCGGTAGTAAATACCAGTGATATTTCTTACGAAATTTCTCATGGAGAAAGAATCGCGCAGATGGAACTCGTAAGAAAGGAACACTTTCTTTACCTCCATCTGACAGAAAGACCACAACAGAAAACAGATAGAAGCGGTGGCTTCGGGAGTACTGGAGTATGAACAGAGAAGAACTATTTAAGCACCATGAAGAGCTTTCAAAGATTGCTCTTGATATCATGAAGAAGAAAAATCATGATTAC